CGGGTGTAAATAAATATTATATAAGCGGGGTAGAAACACCGACACTCACGTTTATACGCGGGAGTACGTATACGTTTACACAAGAGACGTCTACAAATACGGGACACCCTATACGTTTATCGGAAACGAGTAATGGGACACATGCGAGTGGGTCTCAATACACGAGTGGTTGGACGACGACAGGAACACCTGGAAGTAGTGGTGCATCGAGTCAGTTTATTGTTCCCGCGAATGCACCGAATACACTTTACTATTATTGTCAACACCATTCCGGTATGGGTGGTGCGTCATCTATAAACGTGGCGGATTCGAATAGTGGTATCATACTTACGTATGGTACACACGCACTGGTCGCAAACTCGACGGTTTCGGGTGAATATACTATAGCAACAAACTTTGACGGGACGACGAGTAATTTATACGTGAACGGTGATTTAATATCACAAACAACCCCGACGATCGCGTCGGGTGCGAAGATGATAAAAATTGGCGAAGATTATAACGGTTTGATTAAGAACCTTAAGTTTTGGAACTATGCGAAATCGTTTTTATTCGTTTTCACAAATTTTATAACATATTCGTACACGGGTAGTGATCAAACCATAAGCGTACCAAGTGGTGCAACTCATGTTAAAGTCGTATTAAAAGGTGCGGGTGGTGGACATGGGTACGATTCATATAATGATGCTATAGGTGGTACCGGTGGTTATACGGAAGCGGAAATAGAATTACCTTCAGGTACAACGTCACTCACACTCATAGTGGGTCAAGGTGGTGATAGTGACGTAAATACATCGAAAACGTACGGCGGTGGTGGTGGTTCGGGTATTGATGGTGGCGCTTCAGGTGGTCGTGGTGGTGGACGAACAGCTATTAGAATAGGAAGTACTGAAATAGCAACTGCTGGCGGTGGTGGTGGTGGTTCTTATAATAATAGCGATTCTTCTAAAAATCCGGGTTTTAACGGTGGTGGTTTAATAGCATTGGGTGGTACTAATCCACAAGGTGGTGGTGGTACACAAACTACCGGTGGTTCTGCTGGTGAAGGTAGCTCACGTAACGGTGAAGCGGGTACACAGTACGAAGGTGGTACAGGTTCTATTACTGGAACTGGATGGGGTGGCGCCGGTGGTGGTGGCGGTTGGTATGGCGGTGGTGGTGGCGGTGGTCTAAGTGGTCATCACGGTGCTGGTGGTGGTGGTTCCGGTTTTGCGGGTCGAGACGGGAGTACGGTGTTATCGGGTAATGAACGCGGTTCCACGTCGGCGTATGCGGATACAACACAAAGAAGTGATAGTGTTAATAATTGTAAATACAAAAACGTTAAGGTTTTACGAGCCGGTGGTTCGGCGGGTCAAGTGGGGGCGTCTGGTACAATAAACCACGGTGTTGCTGAAATTGCGTGGGGTAGTAAATAATATGAATATTTTTCTAACCCCAAGCTCTCTGCATACTCGATTCAATGGCCCACGGGTACCGTATTTTACCGTACCCGACGATATTATACGCGTCGATACCGATACGGTTACATTTGGTACACACGTCGAAACTGTCGTCAATGATCGAATCTAAGGCAAGACTTCGACAGATTTCGTGTTTCTCAATTTCGTGGTCCGTATAACTATTGGTCATTATAAGATCATCGAATGTATTGGGGAACCAGTATTCGAGCCATTTCTCGGTTTGGTCACGCGCGTAACTTTGGCGACCCGTGACGATATACATGGTATCGGCATGTTTTCGTAAATGCCCCATTTGTTTACATACACCCGGGATAGGTCTAAGTTTCGCGAACGCCTCGGATTCGTAAAAATCATGGACCATGTTACGCGATTGGGGTTCGGTAATGTTAAACATATCTTTATAGACGTACGGGTACTTTTGGGTGGTCGGCATTTTGTAACCACGGAACTTTGCCATAGGTTTAACGAACGAGACGAGAACTTCGTCGATATCAATAGCAACTCTTTTCATTTAAATAATACTATAAAAAAATCTCTAACTGTGTTTTTTATGATTAAAATTTTTATTCAGGTATAGTAGAGTATGGCGGATAAAATACCCGTCGTCGACTATAGCCGAATGGAACGACTCAAACCTCCAGAAAATACAGTTATACCGCTAAACGCGAATACACTTTGTTTGTTTCTAATAATTGCGACCATAATTGGTCTTTATAAACGCCACATAGATATTAATCAAGACCGCGAACGACGTCGTATTTGATACACTCGTTAGGGTCGAGGTAAACATCGCGTTTCATAAGTTTCTTAAGTTGTTTATCGGGAATATTCGTTTTTTCTGTATACGTTTTCTTAACCATGTTCATGAGTTTATCACACATTTTCATTTCATCCTTAACTTCTTCGTATTTCCCCCAAAATCCACCCGTGGATATTTGGTGGATGAGAACGTGTGCGTTCTTACCGATGAGACGTTCATGTCCACCCAAAAGGAGGAATGTTGCTGCCGAGCAGCACTCACCCTGCGCGATCGTGACAACTTTAACGCGTGATTTTTCGATAATGTTCATTGCACTCAGACCCGCGAATAAGTCACCACCTCCACTACATATATGTATTCGAATAACGGGTTCGTACCCCATAAGTTCCGCCTTTTGTTTAAGAAGTTTAATTTCGAGTTTCTTAAACTCTTCTATAAATTCGAGAATATCCTCGTTCGTGATTTCACCGTAGTATAATATTTCATTACCAATAACACGTGTGATTTTAAAATCCTCCTCCTCATCCGTGTTAGTGGTAGTAGACATCATTATTAGTTTAACTTTCTATTTCTTCTTTAATCAACTTTTTTATTTTTGTAACTTCACGTTGTTTAAGTTTATTTTGTATCGCTAAATGATTCATTACATCAAAGTCTTGGGGTGTTAAATTATATTTTTTAAAATGTGAAACATTACCTTTTTTTGCATATTCTCGTAAAAGCATAAATTCACCCTGTCCCAATCCTATGGGTGATCTAACTTGTATACCTCTAATCTTTTGCTGTCTCATTTTTTGATTTCCGTATTTAGTCCAGAATCTACCGGGTCGTACACTTTCTGGGTCAATTTGTTTAACGAAATAATGTTTTGGTATTTTTATAGCGTGTAATACAAAATAAGGCATTATATCCCAATCTCCGTGATATATTTCTGTATCTAAAAGATCTGCATTTGTTAAAGAGTTTGTTATTTTATCATAATTTTCTAATATTGCATCTGGATAGTTTTCTTCTATGATCGACCAAATATGACCATGTTCGTGAATAGAGTCTGATATATCTATATCACTAGAATTACATAAAATACCTGTAACAATTTCTTTTGGTGTTTTAAAAATATCTTTTTCACCTGTATAGTCTAAATAGTGAAAATAGTTGTGAATATTACCTTTACATTTATGTGCAGCTAATAAAGTATTAATATGTTTTGGTTTAAGAGTAGCTATTTTTTCCGGTTTTAATCTCTGTATAATTAGAGTTGTAAAGTTTTCCATGAAATAAACATTCCTTGATGTAACTATTAATTGTTTATTTGTAACAGTATTACCATCGGAAACCGATTCTACAATATGTTTATACGTATGTAAGTCTGAATCGTAATCTTCTATATATGCGTACATATTTGATTTTTTGATCGTGTCTAAATATATATCTTTTTTACGCATGGGTTCATCCCATATTTCTACACTATTAGTTTCATCCAAAACATTTTTCAGGATAAACGTTTTACCACATCCAGCTGTCCCACATAAAAAAACATTTTTACCTTCATCTAAACACCGTTTTAAATTATTTATTTCATTATCGCGTAGTGATAATTCGTAACTTTTTTTTTGTTTTTTTATAATAACAAAGGAATCCATATGTCTGATGATGACGACCTTACTAATCAAGCTCTAGATTTAGTTTTGAATAATGACGCACTTCAAAAGCGTGTTATAGATCCTATCAAAAGGAAGTTATTTCCTTACGTTATGTGTATTGGATTCTTTAACTTAGCACTTTTTGTTATGGTTGCTTATCTTTCAAATCGTCTTTCGGTGATTCTATGATTATTTTTTCTAATATAGATTTACGTTTATCTGATTCCGTTTTTAATTCTTTATCATCTTCATCACTATCTTCAGCCGCCGGTGTTTCCGTGACAACTTCCATTAACTCCGTTCGACGACGTAATTCATTCATTAAATCACCTTTCAAACTTACGAGACCTTTACCTTTTAAATCTGAAATTTCATTAATACGTTGTTGTTTCCCTTCGATATCTGACTTTATAGTTTTCTTAGCCGATTTGACATTACCTCGGATACTTTCAAGTTCCTCTTTTAATTCGCGTTTTGCTACACCAGTAAACGCATCTTTTAGTTTGGTTATAACTTTATTTTCTTGTATCGCTTTGAATGGTATAATTGGTTGAATATGCATAATTTCTGGTTTGAAGAATGCATTATCATCTGGAAACTCACGTTCAAATGCATCTATCATTTGTTTGGGTACGTTCGGTGATTGTTCAATAAGTCTATCATATTCGGCACGCATATTTTCAATCATATTTGTACCACTTAGTGTTCGTTCGGTAAGTGGGAGTGTAAGTTCAAGACGTATTGTTCGTGAAATTTTACCGTATTGCACAGAGGCAACGCGGTGACCTTCCATAAGTTCGTTAATTTTAAGAAATTGCATGATCGTCGTCGCAATGGCGGTGATTAAATTTAAACCACCAATAGCCGAAGGTACAAATGGTTGCACGGAAGGTGGAAATGTTTCCTGTGCAAAGTTAGCAGTACCGGTAACTGTACTTACAATTATGAGTGGTATAGTAAATTTCATACTTAAATTTTTATATGAACAATACGCTTGGTAGTGCATATACCTATAACACGCAGCAGCTTCGCCCCAGGCCTTTAATATTTTCTCCTGTTGTACGTGCCATATTTTAGGAAGTTTCTTTTCTTCGTTCATACTAATAGATATGAACATTATATTTTTTGTTCACTTGGTTTTTTTTGTTACGATGCTCGTGATACCATTTACCAATAATAAACAAAACTTAGAATTTTACTCACTTCTGGTACCATTTATATTTTTTCATTGGTCAGTTAATGATGATACATGTGCCTTAACACAACTCGAAATGGCGATAACTGGTGAAGAAAAAGATAATACATTTTTTGGTAAAGTTATGGGTCCAATATATGTAATGGATGATACAGATTCCAACAATTTATTAAAAAGTGGTTTATTTTTTCTTTGGTTAGTTGTTCAATTTAAATTACAAAGAATAGATCTCACCCCACTTAAACCCTTACTCGGTAAGAAATAATATTTGTATATACAAATGAAGATTAAGACAAAACAGAAACTCTTGGGTTTTGCATTAATTATACTTGCAGTTATTATAATTTATCAAATGCGTAATCCAATTATTGTGAGTAAAAAAGTACCAGTTCATGTACCAATTCAAGTCCCAGTAGAAATACCAATGGAAAAAGAATACAGAAGTCCACCAATCAAAGAATATAAACCTGGTCATATTCAACAAATGGGTGTTCTTGTCGGTGAAAATGAAGAAACTTTACCTATATACGGAAAAGAAGTTCGAGGTAGACGCGATAGGTACAATTATTATACAACAACCCCAGGTGATCAGGTATATTCACTTCCTATAACCATAGATAATAGAGATTGTATGGATGATATTGGGTGCCAGGAAATATACGGTAACGAGTCCGTGTCAGTTTTAGGACAAACTGGTTCTTTCCAGGCTAAACTATACAGAACTGATAATTTTTTCTAAATACATTATAAATGTCGGAAACGTACGATAATATTACACTCATACAAAGAATTTTCAGTTGTTTATGTTGTTTCATGATATCCATGAAACTTTTTAGTTTCCCTTTTAAACCACCTCCCATTTGGACGGGTTTATTACTCTCGTGTATTTCGTGGTGTTTTACTTCATATTTAATAAGCATGGATACGAAAAAACGATTTGCTAAAAAAGATGAAGACAAAGAAGAGTGATTTTGATGTTTGATTATATATTTCAAACTTAAAAATCACGTATTTATTTGAAAGATAAACCGTATTTTTTTGTTATTATTTTTTTGGCACCTTCTAACTCTGGGTGACTCCATAAGAGCCAACGAGACCAAAACCCCGCGGTATAAAAACCTGTTTTACTCCAGTTTTCTTTATCGCTTTTAACAACGTCGAGCATATTTAAATGAACGAGTTTAGGATCTGTCTGTTTCTGAACCATATGAGGAACGTAACCACCGTGTCGAGTTACATATGAACGCATACGTAAAGGGTTACCGTGTTTTGTATAATCCGAATACCCTTTTGCACCAAAATCAACGACTCTCCCATTTTCAAAAGTAACTCTATACTTTTTATTAAAAAGTGGGCTTTTTTGTAAACGAACCTTCATTTATATTACTTAATATATTTTTCCCCGCGAAGTTTTCTTCTTATTAATACCATTCCTAACGTAATTGATATTAACCAAGCCTGAAACTCTGATATTCCATAAGGTTCTTCGATCATAAACATATTTTATTATATACATTTATACTTTATTTTGTAATCTAGCGAGGGTGTAGTGATGATATAAATGAATAGCTGATAATGCAAGTGATATATATACACCTGGACTGCGCCTGATTTTTTTGTTTAATAGTATGAGTAATATGAGAAATATAAGAGTTAGTGTTGGTAGTGCAAATAAAACTTTTTGTGTATCGGTTAATCTAGGATCTTTATTCATTGTTTTATAATATATTAAGAATATATTTCCATGTATAAAATAATTCTATCTTCGTCTGACTGATTTTCTGCCCAGTGTTTTTTACGAGCATTCATAATAATATGTTTTCCATTTTCTTCTGTTATATCCCCCATTTCTGAATGGTGTAATATACACTTTTCGGGACACTTTATTCCTAAATGGTACGTGAATATATACTTTTCACCTACATTGTCGACGTGTTCTTTTAAAACAACACCACCTTTCATGAGTGAAAATCCCGCGATGTGTATTCCCTTTATTTGTGAAAGTATAGCGAATGTTTTGGGACACACTGCGCAGTTACCTGGTACAGGATTACCGTCCCAAATAAGTGGCCAACTAATCCATTTATCAAAAACGTGATCTTGTCCACCTTTCAACCAACCGTGGTGCCCTTTTGTGTATAAAGAAACAACTTCCTGTAAATGTTTTGACCCTTCCCACGATCCTTCCCACCTAGGTTCATCGCGTATGAATGTATTAGGTATTTTTTCAAATTCTTCCTGTAACACATGCACATGATTTTTTAATTCTTTCAAGTGCATTTGTTATTATATACTAAATTTTAAAGGTGTTTTCTACACACGGCTTTATACATTTCCTTACCCCCTATTAAATTTTTACCTTCGTAATCGACTATACGTTTTGTAAATGGTCCATGGGTTCCATCCATACATTCCATACACATAGCTGTTATTTTGAAAACTTTATCGGCGAGTGGGATACAATCTATAATTTCGCCAAATTTTTCCTGTTTATAATCACCGTCTAAACCTGCTAAGAGTATAGTTTTATTGTCCATGAGTACCTTTTCAACGAATGGTTTTAGATCCGAAAAGAACTGTGCTTCGTCTACCGCGACAATGTCAACTTTACTGTAATCTACGTCTTCTAGATTACTAACTTTTAAACATTCGAATTTTGAATTATCGTGTGTTTTTAAAACTTCGTCACTTGATCTCGTGTCGAGACTTGAATTTAATACGAGAATACGTTTTCCTATAACTTTGTACCTTTTTAAACGTCGTATAAGTTCGGTTGTTTTCCCCGAAAACATATTTCCCATAATAATTTTCAAACTCATGATCTATTTTAGTATGAAATGTTACTTTTAAATATATTTCTCAGCCTACTATAAAATATGCAATTATTTATTATACTTTTAGTTTCTCTTATACTTAATATAATAATAGGTTATCACGCTTCGTACAAAAGAAATATTAAGGAAGGTGAAAATGTTTATGATGTCGGGTTTGACGCGTTACCAAATTTAGAAAAGTATGATAAATTAGGTGATTATATATTGATCGTTCCTTTTTTATTTGTTCTTTTTTCTTGGAATTCATGGACACGAACTAAAAAGGGTAATTATTTATCGATGTTAATTCTTATGTTTTCATTTAGAGCATTGAGTAATTATGTTACGACCATTCCTTCATCTAAAAAATGTGAATTAAAACCCCCTTTTGGTTTTTGTAACGATTATATATTTTCCGGGCACAGTGCTTTTAATATAGTGTCGTCATATCACATAGGATCACCTTTATGGCCAGTTTGGCCGGCGGTTACATCCCTATTTTCTATTGCGTCTAGAGAACATTATTCAGTGGACGTTGTTATTGCGTGGATTATTTTTGCTGCAATGAAATCTAAATTATAATGTATATCTAAGGTATATGGAATTCAATACATACGTTATAAATTTGGACGAGCAAAAGAAGCGTTATGCAGCTCAAGAGAAAAAATTAAACGATGTTGGTATATATCCAGTACGTATATCTGGTAATTATAGAAAAGATGTATCGAAAAGTATATACGACAAACACTTTCATTCATTTTATAAAAATTCCATGCCTGATTCGGTTATCGGAGCAACGTCGAGTCATTTAAAAGCCTTTCAATATTTTTTAGATAACGATACGAATGAAGTTGCGTTAATACTCGAGGACGATGCGTACCCACTTTTTGATAATGTCATGTACTTACGGGATAAACTTAATAACCGAGATTGGGATATGTTACTTTTACATTGCGACGGTTTATGTTCAAATAAATGGACGAGACCTAATATATTTACGGGGTCTGCTGCGGCTTATTTTATAACACGTGAAGGAGCACAAAAAATATTGAATCATAAATTTAGAACATATGTGGATATTGATACAAATAATATTAAAAATTTAAAAAAACGGGTCGATAAAAAAAGTTCATTTTGGACAGATGAAGACGTTATTATGAGTGGAGAAAATGGTATTACTAGAGATGATTCGGGTACCACCTGTCCATCTATAGTTAAATTTGTGTCTCCATTTATTATGAGTAGAGGTGAAAAAACATTGTGTCACGTTAAAAATTACAAAGCGTTTAAAATACCTTATATAGAAAGAAACGTAACAGTTAGTGAAATATTTTTAATGTTATGTATTTTATCACTTTTAATTGTAATAAAGAAATCGGTTTATAAATAAATAAAAAAAATGTCTGAAACAACCCTCCAAATTAAACGTTTAACTCTTGACGCTATTTTACCGACGCGTGCATCCCCTGGTTCAGTTGGTTATGATTTGTATAGTTTACACGATATGGTCATACAGCCAAGTTCTCGAGAAATTATTAGTACGGGTGTGTGTGCAACTGTACCGTCCGGGTGTTATGGACGAATTGCACCACGATCTGGTTTATCTGTAAAATATGGAATTCACGTTGGTGCAGGTGTCATTGACCCTGATTATACTGGTGAATTGAAAGTTAACTTATTTAATCTCGGGACTATTCCTTACGAAATTAAACAAGGTGAAAGAATTGCTCAATTAATTTTAGAAAAGTGTATGACACCTTTTGTACAAGAAGTGAGTGAATTAAAACCAACCATGCGTGCTAATCGCGGTTTTGGTTCGACGGGTACTTTATAAAATTTTATTTTCATTTTAATTACCGAATGCGACACCACCCATACCATTCTTAATCCTGAGAATGTTATAGTTGACCGCATACGCTCTAACCATGGCAACATTAGTAGCTGTAATTGAACCACTAATTGTTATTTTAGCATTATCAATACGCGAAAAGTTTAAGCTTCCTGTTGGTTGAGACTTATTCATGGTGAGACACATTGGCCATGTGTATATTTGTTCGGAGTCGATTGTACTATTGAGTATAGAGCAGTGTCTCGATGGAACGACATTTCTATGGTACTCGCCTGACATATTTTCGAAAAGTGGTGTTCCGTTAATAAACATGGACGCGGATGGGAAACTATACGCGGTATTGTTTATGAGACCAGCTGCTATGTGAACGGCTTTTACTGGGTGATTGAAGTATGTAAGATCTATGGATTTGTCCGTATCGGTCATTGGTTGAAACTGTGTTTGTGTGATAAGAATTTCGTGTTCCTGTTGGGAAAAGAATTCTCGTTCATCGGTATCGAGGAATATGTAGGAACCGTACACTTTTGGGGGTGACGATGGAGAAAAAGTTCCATTTCTGCACTTAATTCGAATTTCAACTTCATGATATTGAAGACCGACAAGTGGTAGCGATTTAGTCCAGTCTTCGCTAAAAAAGAATGGAATCACGTAACTCCCTGTAGATGCATTATCACCTGTATCTTGAGTAGTTACGGCACACGTCGCCTTCGCTTGTGATTCATTGTATAACGTATTGTGTACGGTATTAATGAAAAGTGAATCCAGTTTTGTAACTTCCTGACCACCGATCCACAAAGAGAATTCGGTTGGAGAAGTATCATCGGATGTTGCATTCTCGGATTTAAAAAGCGAATCGTTGCTATTGTTACTGTTGATATTAGCATTTTCAATCCAGATGTAACTTAAAAGATCACCCTTGGATCGAATTGGGATAGAAACTTCATTACTCGATTTGAATGTACCGATGTAATCGAGACGTTCTGGTTTAATAGAAAAATTAGTGTGACGTTTATAGTTTTGTCTGAAAAAAGAAACTTGGGGGTCGCCTGTGATATAGACATCTTGGGCACCGACCGATACGAGGTCAATCAAAGCAGCTGACATATTTATTAATATAGTATATTAAAAAAATTGAGCTATAACGTATTAAGAAATATGGTTGTTTTTCAAGCTCTTACATGGGAAGCAAATGATGACCAAGATGATAATAAGCACTTGGTAAGTATATTTGGTAAAACGCGGGATGGTAAATCCGTCTGTCTTACTACTGAATTTAAACCTTACTTTTACGTTAAACTCCCGCGTCAAGATTCGAAATCGTGGGCTTCTATATGGCACGATAAAATATGTAAACTATGTCCTGACTTTAATATCGAATATGATATAGTCATGTCAAAGGATGTGTGGGGGTTTCAAAACAATCAGGAGTTTAGTTTCATGAAAATTATATTCCAAACTTTATCTGAACGTAGAACTACTTCGTATAAAATTAAGAAAACTTTACCTGGTGAAATTACGAAACTAAAGGTATTCGAGTCTAATTTAGATCCCGTCCTGAGATTAATGCACTTGAGTGGTATACAGTCTACTGGTTGGTTGGACTCGGGTGATGATTGTGAAGACAATAATATTGCAAACGTTGACATTGATAAATTCTGTCCGAATTGGGAAAAATTAAAACCGGTTGATAACCCCGAAACGGCACCGTTCGTTGTATCTTCCCTCGATATTGAATGTAATAGTTCCACTGGTAAGTTCCCTGATGCAAATATAGATGGGGACTGTTGTTTTCAGATCGCTGTATCTCTTTGTACATTCGGTAAAGATGTACCCTATGATAAGACCTGTTTCTGTTATAAAAAAACAGACAATGATTTAGAAGGTTGTAATATACTGAGTTATCCAAGTGAACGTGAAATGTTAGAAGCATTTAGTGTTTATGTAAAAAAAATGGACATTGATATAATAACTGGCTGGAATATATTTGGTTTTGATTTGCATTATATTATTACTCGCGCTAAGAAGTTAAAGTGTAGTTCTAATTTTTTTAATATGAGCAAATTTCGGGAATATACGTGTAGTATAAAACCAAAGAAACTTTCTTCGAGTGCCCTGGGTGATAACGAACTCAAATTATTACCTTTACCGGGTCGATTTGTTTTTGATTTATTTCACGAAGTAAAAAAGGGTTATAAACTTGATTCGTATAAACTTGATAACGTATCTAAGTTATATTTGGGTGATAATAAAATAGACATGCCCGTTAAGGAAATGTTTGCCCGTTTTATTGAAGAAGACCCCGTAAAATTACGAGAGGTCGCGGAATATTGCATAAAAGATACCTTATTACCACATAAACTTTTATCTAAGTTGTGTATACTTATAAACTTACTCGAGATGGCAAAAGCGACATGGGTACCTCTTTCTTACCTGGTAGAAAGAGGTCAGCAAATTAAAGTGTTTAGTCAACTTACTAAAAAAGCTAGGGAAATGGGTTACATTGTCCCAACAATTGCATGGGGTGAAGGTATGGTAGACGGATACGAAGGTGCGACCGTTCTCGACGCTCAAAAGGGTGCATATTACACACCTATAACTGCACTTGATTTTGAAGCGTTGTATCCTTCAATAATGATGGCACACAATCTGTGCTATTCAACACTCATAATGGATGCTAAGTATGAAAATAAGATTAATTACCCCGATTTGGAAATTGAAACCTTTGGTAAATTTAAATTTGTACAAAATGTACCCAGTTTATTACCAAGTATTTTACTCGAGTTGAAACAATTCAGAAAACAGGCTAAGAAAGATATGGCAAATTCGACGGGATCTCTTCAACAGATGTATAATGGTAAACAATTGGCATATAAAGTATCCATGAACTCTGTTTATGGTTTCACGGGTGCATCCAAGGGTATGTTACCATGTGTACCAATTGCGTCTTCTGTAACTAGAAAGGGAAGAACGATGATTGATGATACAAAAAAGTACGTCGAGGAAAATTACCCGGGTGCAAAGGTAAGGTACGGTGATACCGATTCTGTTATGGTTGAATTCGATGTCGGTGAACGTAAAGGTGAAGAAGCTATAAAGCATAGTTGGGAACTTGGTGAACGCGCGGCGTCTGAGTGTACACATTTATTTAAAAAACCAAACAATCTTGAACTTGAGAAAGTGTATTGTCCATATTTTTTGTATTCAAAGAAAAGGTATGCGGCGAAACTCTGGACACAGGGTAAAGACGGTAATATGAATATGGACTATATAGATGTTAAAGGTCTCCAATTAGTTAGAAGAGATAATACACCACATATGCGAGAGGTATGTAAAGAGTTACTTGACGTTATTTTAGAGAGTAGTGATACAGGTCCCCCTAAATCACTTGCCATGCAACGTGCAATAGAGTTATTGGAAGGTGAAGTACCTAACGAAAAATTAATACTTTCACAACAATTGAGTGATTCTTATAAATCCGAAAATCTATCACACGTCCAGGTTAGAAACAAGATGCGGGAAAGACAACCAGGATCGGAACCACAATCCGGTGATCGTGTTCCGTATATTCTTGTAAAAACCCACGATCCACGTGCAAAAGCTTATGAAAAAGCAGAAGATCCAAAATATGTCGAAGAAAATAATTTACCGGTAGATTACCCTTATTATTTTTTGAATAAGTTTTTGAATCCCGTTTGTGATTTAATAGAACCTTTATTTGAAAATGTTAAGGAAGAAATATTTGGAGAACTTATAACAAAAAATAAACCAGGTAAAAAAAATAAAAATGTAAATGATCCTAATCAGAGGAAAATTTCAGATATGTGGGCAAAGGTAGTTAAAAAATAAAAACGTTTAAATATAAGTATAGTTATGTATTTACCATTAAACATCAAAGAAGCTATAGATGAAAGTATAAAAATACATTCTAATAAAGTTCTTAGTAAAGTCTATGTAAAACTTTTATTAAAGAGACCGCATATTGAAAGTCTCCTAGATTTTAAAACTGATGAAGCATGTCACAAAGATATTATATGTGATATATTAACGTTTAATACTATAAAACAAATTAAGAATGATATAGAAAAACAGTCAAATAAAATTATTTATTTGACCTTAGAATCGTGGTCAATAACTACTAATATACCTTTCAATACGATAAGAGATTGCTTAGACCATGATCCTATATGTAGAGGTATAAAAGGTGCAAATGGTAAAAATAACAAATACACGCGTGGTTGTTATTGTATGTCTCCCAAGCAAGAAGGTTGCGGTGATTACTGTAGCAACCATAAAAGTCAGAATATTTCCGTTGTCAATGGACAAGATACAAACAAAATCGTATTGAAAAATATGAAAACGTACGATGAGAATATTTCTGTAAAAGAAATAGACGATAATCCATTCGATTATTTATGAAAAATAGTTTAAAGTTTTAGGTGCATGTCTATAGAATATGAATAAATCTACTATATTATTACATTCTATAGACACTTTTTATAAACATGAAAATAATAGAGATATTCTTAACCAGATACTAAATAAATCCGGTGGTATATCATTGCGTAACCTCGAATGGTTTATTACAAACTATTGTAAAAAAAATAATTTATCATATAAAACGGGTGATGGTAAAATATTTAGTGTTCACTGTTCGTATAAATCTAGTTTAGATGGGTATAGTAAAAAATTATTTGATCCATTTTGTCGATCTTCAAAAATAGATTATACTATACCGGGTACAAATAATAAAATTAGTACAACTGTTGCACAGTTAAATTTTATTAGATGGTGTATAAAAAATAACATTATTGACTACATAAAAGAACATAAAAAACAATTATTTAATAAGCAAGTGACATGAAACCATTTTCAAAAGTAAATGTTTGATAACCAACATAATACATGTGAAGGTTATATGTATCTGTAAGGTCAGGAACCATTTTTACATCCAAAGTAGTTCTATTTGAACGTAACTGTGTAAAGTCCAAGCTTCCCGATGATTCCACATTAATCGGATTCATCGAGAATGCATACGTGTATATATTCCTGAACGGTCTAGATAAACGACTTGTAAACGGAACAGTGTATTTAAAATACTTATGATCACTATCTTGAATATTTGGTACATTTTCTCCGTTTACGTGTATTTTAGCAGAATGCATGGGCGGGTGAAAGAATTCGTTTAGTATAGTATAAGTATCTTGCGTAGACATATTATACCTGTTATGAAAAGTATATAAACCATCTACAGTTGTATTATCTTGACTCAGTTCTCGAGCTATAGTCTCGTTTTCAAATTTTTCTTTTCTGATAAACCAATTTAGTGTTTTAACGGGTATGTTTGCAACTATTTCAATTTTTTTATCAACTTCACCCGGGTTTATTTCTAACGTAGGGTGTTTTTTAACAATATCTGTTATAAAATTATATTTATTATTTTTAATGTAAACTTTTTCGCTTGGGTCTATTGATATTTCTTCGGTAACTATATCGAAAGAGTCTAATGATATATTACTTGGGTAATCCGTGAAAAAAGATTGTGGGTTAAACTCGATTTCGAATTCTATTTTTTGTTTGTGTATAGCACACAATGGGAAATAAGGTCTATTTGGTTTATTTGTTTCGTATTCGTCACTTTCATATTTTCGCGAAAAGAAAAATGGTATAGGTATGAAAACCTTTGATTTATTTCGCGATAGCTTAATGTTTGATATAGATGTATCTTCTGCGATATTTCTATTTATGGTATATCTTTTGGTTCTTTTTTCGGATTCATCAAGATATAATTCGTCATAAATAATACCCCAATCTGCGTGATACTTTTCAACTATCATTTCATCAACTCGCATTGTTATGGATTTAAATAAATGTCTTCCGACCTGATCTGTATAGTTATAATCTGGATTTGCACCCGAGTTATCAATTGTTAGCGTTGGTAATTCTAACGATATATACATATTAGATAGAAGATCACCCATATTTCTTGGGTTTAACGTGACTTTTATTGTTTTGTTAAACGGCCATGAAGGTGAAGCATCACCTGGTTTTATAACTTTAGTACTTTTATGAAACTTTGTAAAATTTGAATGTTGTTTTAAATTATATTTAAAGAAGGACTTTTCTGTATCATTTTCGATAAGGTAAGTATCTTGTTTTCCTATAGCATTTAAAGATATTATTGCTCCTGTATTCGGACCTGATACTGCGTCGCACATACTATTACATACGTATATATTTTTTAAATATCTTCTTCATAAAAAATTGGTATAGGTCTATCCTTATCATAGTTTTTTTTAACGTATTTACACAATTTTTGAAACCAACTATTGATATCTTTTTCAGATAAAGAAGGTACTTTGTTAAAATATTTAAACTGTCCACATTCGCGTCTGCGGAATTGTTCACACGTGATTTTTTCATTTTCGTGTTTAAAACAACTATAACAGAGTTTTTGAGCTTTTAGTTTATAAACTTTGTAAAAAATTACATTATTGTAACAAAATAACGGTGATATATTTTTTTTATAAAATCTAACTAAATCTCTTACCTGCCAATTATTACTTTTTACATAAGGTTGAAGTGGATTATCACATATATAACATCTACCTTTACATTTAATATTAATATACATAAAAGAAAAACAATTTATTCTTTTATGTACTATAATAAAGTTAGACAACCGGATGGAACTACTGTTATAGGTATAAATTATGAAGAAGAAAGACCAAGTGTGTTGGAAGTTTTACCCACTATCGGAAGTCAACAACAACCGCAACCTGAATACCAAATATTCAAATTGGATATTGTATATTGGCTGAATTTATTTATTGTTATAATCAGTATATATTATACACTTATATATGATAATATCATATCTATAGTTAACTGTTTAGCGTGTATATTACCATTACATAGCACACAAAATAATAATATTTACGGCATTATTGTGTACACAGTATATATTATATTTACCATGTTATTAACAACATTTTTGGGTATATATGAATATATATGGTATTATTTTACATGTAATGTTATAATTATGTGTATTTTTTTAACCTCAGTTGCAAAATATGTAATACATGTCAGGAATCAAAACCAAACAATAAATCAACATGTTGTATGACAAAAATGACTTAGATATTGCCAGAGGTCTATACAAAAACCAACCGGAAAAATGTGAACAATTTGTGAGAAGTATTCATAAGCTTAGAGAATCTCATAAAAAGTACAATGATAAACGAGAGAAAAGTAAAATAATTTTTTTAGATATTGTTCCAGATAAACACATAGTAAATAGACATAAGAATATTACATGCCAGGCTATAACAATGAGTGGTAAACGATGTTCTTTTAAATCAACGTGTGGAATATATTGTAAAAAACATAATAATATTCATAAAAAATAAATATATTGTTATAATAATAATGTTAGATCAGGAAACACTCAGACCCGTTATAATATCAATGGCACTTTACCTCGCTATATCACAAATTATTCCAGAAATTCTTAAAAAACCAACAAATATAGGACCCGTTGATGAAATTGTTGCCATGTTAATCGCGCAAAAGGGGTCACTCACTTCCGGAGCTATTCTTACTGGGCTCATTATCTTCATGACTAATTACATTAACGATGAATTCTTGTAAAACATTGTTTTTACACGTAAGCATTCGGGTTTTCGTATGATCCATATATCTTATTTTTTTATTGTAAGCATCTACCATGAATTCCATGAGTTGGTCTACACTGGGTTTTCCCCACTGCATACCTTCTTTGTATAAAAAATCATCCCTCGGTATTTCTTGTAAATCACATTTAATAGTATAAGGTGTTTTTATATATTCTTTTGCCCCGCCATAATCTGTTATTATTACCGGCTTGTCTCTTATAGCAGATTCTACTGCACCCATACCAACACCTTCTGATGAAGAGAAGCTTACATAACAATCTGATTTACTATGTATATCTTCCATAACTTCATCGGATACCAGGTCGTTTATAACAGTTACGTTTGGTAAGTTTATATTAACGGGTTGTTTACATGTAGCTTTAACAATTAATCTAGAGTCTGGTTTATTTAATCGTAAAAAACACTCTAATATTTTATTAAAATTTTTACGAGGATCATGTACATTACCTATATGGTAAAATGTATACGGTCTTTTATAAGGTATATGTGCGTGTATTACAAAAAAATGTTTATCTGGAAATTGCCTTTTAAAAATTTTTCTACAGTATTCACTCGGCACTGCAATTTTATCAAATAAATCAAAAAGATTACCGTAATCTTCGTGCACTGTTTCTGTTTCGCATACCGTCATACACGTTACATGTTTTACTTTTCTTTTAATTTCTGGTATTTTGTCTAACCAATACTTTACGGGAAGTGCGAATATAAATGCATATTCAGACTCTGGTATTTCATCGTGTATTTCTAAATATTTAGTATATTCATCAACGGGAAAAAGGTCCATGTATTTTTTACAGTGTTGACCTATTCCACTCAGGAGAGTTGGACCTATGAATAACATTTAGTATAAAGATAATATTTCTTTTATATATATTACGCGATGGACTCTGTCAGAGAAAAAATTGAACATGCTATGCAACGACCAAAAATTCACAAAACTGAAATATATGGTATAATTAAAGAAATTGCCGACATTATTAAGGCACCAGCTCCAGCTCCAGCTCCAGCTCCAGCTCCAGCACCAGCTCCAGCTCCAGCACCAGCTCCAGCACCAGCTCCAGCTCCAGCTCCAGCTCCAGCTCCAGCTCCAGCACCAGCTAAAAAAGCTGCTACACCAAAGAAAACACCAGCTAAAAAAGCAGCCGCTACTCCAAAGAAAACACCAGCTAAAAAGTCGGCTGCATCTGCATAGGCACCGGTTGTGAAACCTTGCGATTTAGTAAGTAATAACCACCCCCCATAAACATTAAAAATATAAAAAGGTACATTAATGGAATTTTCTTTCTTTTTTCTTTTTCCATTTTTTCAATATCATTCTTATCTGGAAGTTTTTCGACATTTATGTTGAGTTCATCTATCTTACCGATAAGTTTATGCAAAGCCTCGAGAATCTGAACTTCTCTATTTATAGGTTTTTCTTTTACATCTACAGTTGTTATTTCAAGAACCATATACCACTCTGCATCAGGTTGTAAAGTAACGTAATCAGTGTCTTCCTGATACTCGTATAATTCAAAATTTAGTTTCTGTATAGATATGGGATTAAATAAGTTTGTTTGTCTTTGAAACCCTTTCCATTGTTTATCCCTAATGATAGTATGCGAACCATGGTTGAAATGTCTTTCTAATGGTACTCTGGCTAAAATCTGTCCATGTCTTTCATCGAGTATTTGTGCTCTTTTTGGTATATCTTCACATATAATATCAACGTATTTTGCAACGCTACTTACATGTGAATCAGAGTTCTGATTATCTTGACCAACCTGTGTGATATAAAAATCAACTGGTTTCAGTCCACATACCTGTGACATTTCTTCTAAATGTAAATTTGATTCAAGTGTTAGATCTATAGAAAATGTATTATTTGAACCATTTACATATTTTGAATCTATTATAATGTATTGTACTTTTTTGGGTAAGTCCTGGAGTGAAACCATCTTGTATTTACAATATAAAAAAATAAACATAAATAATAACATGTTTTCGTTTTACTCTAGTATATCTCGCTTATTGGGTTCAAATACACAAACACTAAAATCAACGGAGTCTCATGTATCATTACATCCTAATATGATGTTATCATCGGAATTTTCGAGTAATAAAATTATATCAAAAAACGACAGTGGCGAAACTATTATTTTAGAATATTTAAAGCATGACAAAACATTCGATAAATATAGTCCTAAGTTTTTTAAATATAAATAAAGATTTAATAAACTTAATATACAAATGAAATGGACGACTATATCGCCTTACACACATACGACTATAAACTCTCTTTTTGTCAAGCGACAAACGAACTCCCGGGTGACATGCAAAGACTTGTATGGGAAAAACTTAATACGTACGAATCATGTGATCTCGTGTGTCCAGGAGCCCCTCAACGAGCCTCCAGAAATACACGATTCTCAAAAGAGAGAATCGAAACTCTGGTTAACCGATGGAGAGAAAAATGGGGCGAACCTACTCCGTGAAAGTATGAATACACTTGCACGTGAACAAATGTGTTTTAATGATTACGAGCGTGGTGAATATGATTCATATTCACTCGTACTTTATAAACTACTTCTCGATGACCTTAAACACCAAAGACGCGAATTACAATATTCTAATATTTTCGGTGATAAATGGCGAAAAACACCTACTAATAAAAGTAATTTATTAAATATTCATAGACGTATATATGAAGTTGAGAAGAGCTGTAAAGATTTTATAAAAAAGGAACGCGCATTTAAGAAAAAGTATTTTCAAGATGAAAATTACATTATTAAAGGTATAGATGTAGAGTAAATAAATTGTAATATGTTAAATATAATAAATCCTGCACAAAAAACACTTAGAATATCGTGTCCAACTAAAAGAAAAGAGGGTATATCTGAGTACGAACATATTAAGACGAAGATTAAAAAATCAACACTGAAATATGGTGTAGCTATTTCGACGTATAACTTCATTTTTCATACACCAGTCGATGGTATATCTGCTATTATGGGTACTGTAGCTTCTTGTATATATGTAGATTCACTGTCTACGTATGTTGATAATATTGAAAGAATACCCGGTTTGAATAAAAGATTATTGTTACCGACATGCTTGGCATTAGCTGAATCAATGTGGAATTCTAATGATTTACCGTTTGATTTTAATATGGGTGCAACTTTATTTGGATTTTTGGCGTATAAAATGGCTTTTTATCAAATTGTAGCTGAAGAGTTATTAATGAACGACGATGACCTAAGTGGGATCGACGAAATATAAAAAAATAAACAAAAAAAAACAAAAATGTCTTTATTCTTTAATCTTTTAAAAACACACACTGAAATTGTTCAACTCAAAGATATGAACGAAGTCATGTCTAATGCCTTGGGTTTATTCGAACCTATCGACGTTGAAGTTTTTGCTCTTAAACCCAAAGAAGGTTTTCCGACTGAACTTGGTAATAATACGTATCTCGGTTATGTTTGTTTGAGTAAAGTTTGTGATAGAGAGGATATTCGAATGATTCAATTTTATCACGAAAATAAGGGGTGTGAAGAAATTACATTACCTTTTTTAAATATGCTTGTGGATAATTTATCTCCTAAAGATGGAACAATGATAAATCACAAGGAAATGATAATTGTACCTTATGTTATCAGATCAGAAAGACGTATGTGGACTAAATATATGAAGAGATATTTTGAAGATATCGAATCCGGTGAAAAGTTTTTCTTAAAAAACAAAATACCGGAAAATGTTGATTGGGAATGTCTTTTACAAACGTTACCAAAAACAAAAATGGAAATTTAATCATACTTAAAAAATATAGACCTTTTAATGATATAACATGTCTAACAATCTTACACACGAACTTTTAAAAAACTGTACCTCGCTCGTAAAACTTTCTCACCTTAATGATTTATGTAGTAATTTGAACAATAAAAGCTGTAATGTCTATGGTTTGCGTGCAGAATTTGGATACCCCGAACATCTTATTCCTTCCAATAATAAAAATTATATCGCTTACATGGGAGTTTCAAAGAAAAAAATTGAAACAAGTTATGGACAGGCGCATTTTACAACGTTTTCCTATGAACCTAAAATAAATGTTTGTGAATCTCCTGTCGGTGTTTTAGAGCACATGTATGATATTTACGTAGAAGAAACCATGGAAACTCTTTATAGAAATAAGTATAGAGAAGGTGAAAATTATTCGATTGAACTTTTTCCTTCTAAAATCGAATACAAAGATATTGGGTATTGGAGATGGTTATTTCAAGAAGATTGGGGTATTTATGATAAAATTTCAATGGAGGACTTTATTGATGATTATGAAATTAAGAGTCATGTAAATTGGGATAATCTTTATGATATTCTTCCTAATAATATAGACGATGTAAACCGTACAAACGAATACTCAAGTGATGAAGAAAGTGAAATGTTGTCTGAATCTGAAACTGAAGTTGAAGAAGGTGAAATTGTAAGTGAATCGGAGTCCTAAGTTGAAATATAAAAATATAAAAACATAAAAAAATGCGACCAAATTGTTGCTACCAACCCTGTTATTGTAGAGCTGGTAAGAACGGATTCTGTTTAAAACACAACGAAATTGCTGAAGTAATTGAAGCCTTACTTTTATTAAAAAATGAAGGAAACAACAAAGGAAAAGTATCCGGAACTGTACAAAATAAATAAGCACATGGTGAGTGTTTATAAAGAAAGAGATTATTGGAAAGAAAAGTACATATTTCTGAAAGATGAATTTGATATTTATAAGATTGAAAAAATAGAAGAAAATTCAAAAAAAATAATTAAAAAAAATATAAGTTTTACGAAACGAAAAAATGTAACACAGTCGGTCAGAAATTATGCTATTGCCGCTAGATCTGAAGAACTGGATATTAAAAACGTTTTTACTTATAAAAAACTCTTATATCTCGATCCGTGCGTGTCAAACGAGACTGAATTTTACAGGTCATATCTAGAAGAATTCCATTTAAAAAATAGAAAGTTTTAATATATACTATGACAACTACTACTCTACAAAAAATCATGAGCTTAGTTGATAATCACTCAGACGAAATACCTGAAGGTGATTATTTAGAAATTTGTAATACACTCCGTGATATTTCTAGAAATACTCGACGTGTTCGTACTTTACCAGTTAGATTAAGAGAAAACCCATTAGATACGATAGTTACTAAGTGTATGGGTTTCGTCCGCGAGCGAAGGAGAATAAAGCGAGCCTTAAAAACGTGTAAAAAAAGATACCGTGTAACTAAAACTATTAAAAGCGAAGCACTCGAGGCATATTGTAACGCTTTAGACCTACCCCTTTGTGAAACTGTAGAAGAATTACAAGAACTTGGATACGCGAGTAATTCACACGATTTTTTTTTAGAATATTTAAGTTTTTCGAATGAATATAGACAGTGTCAAAGAGAAGCATATATACGTAATCTCGATTCCATTGAAAATGAAATGGAAATTGTAACTTCATTTATGCGTGTAAATCAGGGTATTATAGATACTTTTTATGAAATAAATCTAGACGTGAGTAACCTAAGTTAATTTTAATTTATTTTTTTTTAAAGAATATAAAAATGGAAGATCTTACTAATTTAATGCGTTTGATTGATTTAAATTCGACTAATATATCTGAAGGTCATTACCTTGAGATGTGTAATTCGATAAAAAAAATCCATGATATTATTTCACCCTCAAATTCAAGTTATGATTCGGAATCTGAAGATGATGATACTAATACTTTTATGTTGAGAGAAGTGATGAGTGATAGTACACTCAATTTCCCACCTGTTCCATTTGTACCTATACGAACAGAAAGGGGAAATAGATATAGATATTACGAACATGAATTACAGGATGCAGATGCAGATGCACCTTCAAATCAAATAAATGATGAAAACGATGATTTTCTCCTAGCAACACCTGACGAGGAAAATGAACTCCGTGATTTTGCTCTTGATAGAGCACATGGTTGGGAAAACGATCGAGAGGCGTTTGAAAATGATATGAGAATTCTTGAACAGGCGCAGAGAGAACACGATGAAAACGAATTACAAAAAATTAGACAACAAATTAGAGATACGGAGAAACTTATTACTAAAACAAAACCGAGACAAAGAATAACTGAAACTGTTCGAAAAGCTGCTATAAAAGAACGCGCGAACGAGATTGGTATTCGGTTAAGAAGATATACTTTGGGATGTTTATTGGATGCAGGACACGACGTTGGTAACGCACGAGCTTTTTTCAAAAATTATTTGAATGATTATAACGAGGATATTGAATATAAACTGAAAGAATTGAATGATACCTTAGAAGATCTTATCGATAAAGGGCAGACTCTTCTAAGAAACATGAGTATTAATATGGAAATAGACTAATTTTAATTAAAATATCATTTTACACCATTTTTCGTTAATATTACCGAATGGCGAATACTCAAAAAGTAAATGTATGAGTGCGCCTGATATTATAAGTACACCCGTTCCCTTGTATACATATTTCGTAAGACCCATAACTAAAACCTGTAACATGACACCAATGAGGAGTGCCTCTAATAATACTGAAGTAACAGCCCGCATTTTTTTATAATAGTATAATATAAAAAAATGGATGGTCAAGATTATGGTATTATATTAGCACTCCTAGGCATGATTGGTGCGTTTGTATATTTTATAACCAGTCGCAAATCAGGGTACGTAATAGAAGAAAAATAATAATTAAATTTTAACATAAATATTATCTCATGGTATATAAAATGATAACTGATAGAAAGTTACTCATCATTTTATGTATTACTGTAGTTGTCTTGATGATTTCAAAATACATAACATCAGAAGGGTATGCATTGAAAACCAACGAAATAAAATTCGGTTGGAGAAACAAAACTACCGACGGTGTTACTAAATGGGTTATTAAGTTAACGGGTGGTAATAGTGACGGTAACCTTGTCGTTTTAGAAACTAAGGAAATAAAAAAAGAAGATGAGCCTGAATATTTCAAACCTTTTAAGAATAATGAAATTATATTTGACGGTAGAGATTTTGATTTGGATACTGTAAAACAGGGTTTGAAAGTCGATGTTTATTATAACGAGGAATCAGAACCACTTATTACAAAAGCGTTATATTTACAAAAAAACATGTTTAGTATTACCCTAGATCTTCTTACAAAACTAAGTGAAACTGTTTTCTCGTTTAATCAATCAGATCACGAATTTGAGAACGGGTTTTATACTATAAAATCAAAAACGGGTACTAAAAAATTCATAATAAATGACCGAGATGAATTTGAGTTTTCAGATAAAACGTATGATGATAAAGAATGTTACGATATATTTTATTTACAAAAACTTCAAAGCTGGAGTAACGAGTTTTATTTAAGAAGTGCGAATAACAATAAATGGACAAAAACATTTAAAACATATGGAGGTTCTATTCCATATGACTTTGATTCAAAAGAAATAAAATATTCTAATGGAACAAAAAATTATCGTACAACTCGTAAACTTTATGGAGAAGTCTTTTACTCGAATGATGGTACTGGATTCAATAAAAAAGACAAGTTTGAAGCTATAAATACAGAGGATGGTTCTTGGCGAGATAATGCTCGTGTATATAAAATGGATCAAAATTATTTGTATAGAATGGAATCTGGAACACCAATAAAAATATCCGACGATGAAATTGTATTAACAAAAGTTACTAATACGTGTACTGTAACTCAAAAGGGGAAAGGGGAAAGTACCGAGTTTCAAAAAACTGTAGGGTGGTATAACACAACAGAAACAAACCCAATGAAAAGATGGAATACTTTTTATATACCCGTACAGAAGACAAACTCCGTCGTGAATGGACAGTGTGCGAATTTTAGTATAGCCGAAGTTAAGACATATGCTAATTCTGTAGGTACTCGTATAGAAAGTGATGATACCGTTGAAACCTTGTGTAAAAGAATTTTTTACACTACACCTAGGTTTGAAGAGAAAAAAAACGGGTCGGGTATTGACGAGTTACCAGATTGGGGAACTGGGTGTAGACATAAAGGTAAGTACGATAGAAAGGGAAAAACTGAGGGATGTGAAGGTAAATTTAGCACGGCTGATTTATATTCAAGTCCACCATTCAGAGATTTAATCAAAGAATATCGCATGAAAGAATCTTGTTCAAACCTAAACGATGGTTATACTACTAATGATAGTTGTAGCTGGGATATAGATTACGACGACGATAGTAATCCAAAATTTAAATATATAAAACACGGAGACAATAATGTGTGTCCTAAAGATGATAAAATTAAAGCATTAAAAGATGCAATAGATGCACAGTGTGAAAAAATAACAGAAAAGGGACTTTGTTTAGAAGAGAAAACAAATGGTGATACGTCGTCTAAAATTACAACTATACAAAATGATTTTGATACTAAAAAGGCATCGGCAAAAATTTCAAGCCACAAGCCTACGAATGACCTTTTCAATAATAGTCCTATCTCCTTACCAGACTTTAGTAAAAATTTTGATGAATCAATCTGTAACTGGCGAGGATCTGCTACGGAACCTGTAGCTGAGATTGATCCAAGGGCAGGTACGATTGGAGATGAAATATGTGAAGCAAAAACACGAGAAGAATTAGAAGCAGGTATACAGGGGGACCAAGCAAATCGATATAAAGATTCGGCTTGGCAATCTATGCGTGATACCTTTACCGATGGATATGAAAAAATTAAAGAAAAATGTTCGGAAACTTCTGTTGGTAATTGTCAACGCCCAAATTACGGTCCTAATACATCACAATTTGGTACGGATTTTGCAAATCTTTATAAAAACGGTAATTCCAGTATACACCAATTTGCGTGTAAAAAAAGTACATACGGTTGGGATCTCGATGGTACACGCTACGATGTCAAACAAAGGAAAGATGAAGAAGATAGGATAAAAAGGGAACAAGAGGCTGTGGAAGCCGCGGAAAAGCTGGCAAGAGAGATTGCCGAAGAATCAAAATCTTTTGTTGACAAGACTATTAAACCCATACCTGGAAAGAATCAAATGGTGAGTACATTCTTTATCGACCGTGACAGTGATGACATTTCTCCATTTTATGCACGGGTGAGTAACATTGATTTGGGTACTATGCGTAGTAGTGGAAAATATCTTGATGCCAATGATAAATATATTATAGTAAATGATGAAGCCTATGAAATGGACCAAGAGTCGGCAGTTTACGTTTACGATAGAAACGGTAATACTCTTGTACAAAAAATAGTACCACCAAGTGATAAAAAAATTGAAACGTTTCCCGGATCGTCATCTATAAGTGATAAAAATGATTTATTTATAGAAGCACTTAAAACAAATGATGTAGACGGTGGGGATATACAACACTGTCGGTACCCCAAATCCAGTGATAAGATTAAAGTTATCTTATATTATAAATTAAAAGATGGAAAATTCGTGTATAATTCTATGATACAATTTAAAGACACGGATAATGAATATGCGTGTGTAGAAGCCCATAATAGTTTAAGTAACACCTTGATATCGGGACATTATACGGAGAATCGTAATACTATAAAATATTTAATCGATTCAGTTTACTATACCGTGAAATCAGGTAATGAAAAGACTATTTACGATAATTTAACTGGATATGCAAATAATATAGCAAAAAGAAAACTTCAAGATTCGACTATAATCATAATGACAGATAAAGACGATGGGAAATGGAAATTTCATTCCGAAATTACAAAAAAACATCACGAGACAATTATTCACGATAAAATTAGATTTGGTAGTTATATAGTGGGTAACAAATCAACCACAAAAGATGGTATAAGAATAGCAACAATAGAGATTGATTCGAAGAAAACTTCACAATTTGGTTATATTTACATATATAATATTGATGGTGTTGAAAAAGCGAAGCTTAATGTACCATTTAAAAAAAATGATCCCACTGCTATATCCATGTCCATGTACGATAAAACTTTAGTAGTTTCATCCCCTCCTCGAGCGAGTACAAGTAAACTGGGTGAAGTTTACGTCTATAAAAATATGGGTAATGATAATTGGGTATTGAAACAAACTTTACCGAATTCAGGTGATGGTTTTGTATTAAGCGATTATTATGGGTTTTCTGTTGATGTTAATAACTCATATTTAGCTGTGGGTGTACCTGGATCCGATGTAACTGTTAGTTTTAAAGAAAACGAATCACAAAAATTAAATCGACAGGGAAAAGTTATTTTATACAAATTAAATGGGGATAAGTATGAGTATAACAAAACACTTCTACGAAAAACACATTACCTTCCAAATAATAGTACTGTGAAAGATCTCAGTTTTGGAAATAATGTATTAATTAAAAAACAAATAAATAAAACTGAACCTATTGTATTATCTGGTAGCGGACCTGCGCTCTTATCCAACCAAACCAGTAGTGGGGCTTGGAACGAAGAATATGAAGGTGGTGCTGGATATATATACGGTTTTGATTTATCAGGCTAATATTAACTATATTTAAATCTCATAATATATAAAATGATTAATGGTAATAATCTAATTATCATTTTATGTATTATATTAATTGTATTAATTTACCTTTATTATAAAAAACATGAAAATTATACTATAGACTCTATAGACTTTTCATGGCGTAACGGTAAGGTTGACGGTGTTACTAAATGGATACTTGTTGGTGAATTTCCAAGTTTAGAAGACGGTGGTAAACGAACAATCACAAAAGAGTATACGGATCCATCTTTATTAAAGAATTATACTGATGTATCCGTAAATTTTTTAAAAGATACGTTATTTGATTATAAGATTTTAAGTGGAAACGTAAAATTAACATTATATTACAACACGAAAGGAGTTAATAATGAAGTTGGGTACAAAGAGTTTACGGTAAATAAAGATGAAATTTCTTTAAAAAAGTCTCAAATTACAAAGGTCGAAGGACCTGAAATACAATGGCCTCCCAAAGGGGCTGATAACTTACCCGATGAAGGATGGTATCAGATAAAAGGTGGTTTTTTCAGGAGTGATTACCCTCAACGCGTGACTGAAGATTACTATTATTATGTTGATGAAGATAATAAAGTAAAAACGGCGAGTAAAGATTGGTATTCCACTAACTATATTCCGGGTATAAGTATTAGTTGTTCGACTTTATTTTATTTAAGTTATATAAATACATCAGAAGACCGTGGTAAAACTGGTAATTTTCAGTTACAAACGGTCATGGGTCAAACAATTGATAGTGATGCACTAAAATGGTGTATTATTGGTGAAGACAAAACTATAACGTGTTCGGCTGTGTCAAAACCAGACAAGGCTTCTTTTAGATTATATACAGAGAAGAGAGGGACAGAGCCAAGATTCTGGTTTTCAATTAAACAACCTGATTTAAACATAATTGGTAAAAATCCAACTGATGAAAATGAAGAATATTGTAAAGTTGGTAATGAGTCGAAATCTATGTATTATTGCAGAAACGATGCGGAATCATTTTTTGACAGAAGAAGTAAGTATCATAATACTAGCAGTGATATTACATGCGATGACGAAGATTACCCAATTAAGGAGTCTAATACAGTTATAGATTCTACACAAGGTAATAAAGGTAAACCTGTGTGTAATGTTTCTGAAACTAAGGATATTATTGAAGGCGTACGTTTTGTGAAATTTGATATAAATAATATTGATACGACTATAACCATGGATAAAATATACGAAGCACAAGATTTATTAGGTTTACCAAGATCTTATGATATTAGAAAAGTATCAGAAGCGGTTACTAACAAAATGACAGGTGCAAAAACTGATGATGAGAAGACTAAAATTGAAAATGCTAAAAAAATTTTACTCTCTATAAACGGATTTATGAATGGTTCGTGTGATCCGAAAGCGTATAATACTAAAATTAAAGAAAAAGCAGCAACTGATAAAACTGAAGCTGACTACCTTGCTAAATACGGAAAAATTGTTGAAGGTAGGGATTTACCTATGGGTATAGAACAAGCACCTACATTTTACATACACGTACCACCTACTATAAAAGAAACAACTTTTGAATATAGAAATCAAGGTTCGAAATCTAAGATTATTGCCGACGAAAATAAACTAAAAATCGTAAATAATGCGGCGGGAACAAAAGCTGGTATATCTGGTAGTATTAATTTTCCACTTAAACTTGTTAATGAAGGTAAGGATCGTTCCATGGTTTTAGTTTTTTCAACTACACCCAGTGTAGAAATGGAAAGCTTATTGACTGGTGATTTTGGAAACCTTTTTTATCCATCTTCCATAGAGAATAAAAAAGTAAAAGATTTTTCCGTATTAGAAGGTACTATAGGAATAGTGGATGGTAAACTAATAATTAGTGGAAAAAACACGGGACTTGTTGTCTCGAAAAGTGAATGGCACATTTTGATAATTACACAAAAAGTAATTATTGGAGAACAAAAGTCTTATGGCACTGATGATGGCACTGGTGATATTGATCGCGATAGAACTCGAGAATTTATTAGAGAAACTTCGTACATTGCTAGTATAGGTGGTAAAAGAAATACTTATGTTCGGTATCCGGAATATACAACTAAAGTTAAACTTATAAGTGATAAGACTGTTTCAAACGGTAGTCCTTTATTTGAAGAACAGGAAACGCAACTTATTGATGATACTCTAAATAAAGAAGATGATACACAACCTACAATTTTTTATCCCGGTATACCAGAAAAAATTACTACAATCCAACCATGTAAAGGTGGGCTTATTTCATCTTTTGCGTATTTTGATGTAACCTTAACATCCGATGAAATTACTTTATTATCGGATTATTACAAAACAAAAAATTTAAATGCTGATGTATTAAAAATAGAAAAAATATATGGTAAATCGCCTACGTTTAAAGATGATTCCAGTACTTGGACATGGGATAATGTTAATAAGAAGCTTAAATTAAATACAACTATTGAAAACCCAGATAATTCCGATAATTATTCCGTAATTATTTGTGATATGAAAGACAATTATACTGCTAACGAATTAAATTTATCTTTTGCGAATACACGTACACTTTCGAGTATAAGAGATAATACACCCGTGAACAAGTTAAAATATAAAATTCAATCCGTGTTAAAAATAGAAAAACAAACGGAGAAGGAAATAGAATTAATTATTGATTTGAGTAGTTTGTCGGTCGATGATCATGGATTCTTAGCTATTATTGCACCCCGAGCGGAAAAAAATTTAGAAAATTCAAGTAGATTTCAGACTGGTAACGTGGGTGATCAAATATTAATTGACGATGGTGTATTTTACTCTCATTTTGTTAATGGTTCTAAAATTATTACAACTACTGTTAAAAATTATGAAAGTGAATCGGGTGCTAAATATAGATACGATATATATGTCAATGATAATTTTGAGGGTGTATTTCCAACATTTACAAAAAACGCTTTTACCATTAAATACTTATATTATTTGCAATATAGTGACCATAATCCTGAAAATCTTGAATATGGGCACGTTCGAGAAGAATATAATCATAGAAATCTACCAGAAGTTGATGCTCCCATAAAAATACCGATTTATAACGAAACGACTGGAAATATGGAACTAAGTGATAAAGAGTATAGTTTACCAGATAAAGAGGATGTTCCTAGATATACAGAAGATGACTCTTATCAGGCTTTAATGGTAAGAGCAGAAAACGGGGATATGTATCTTAATTATAATAAAACTAATATCCCAAGTCACAGCAAAATTAGAACAGATGGTAAGTACCCATACATTAGAGGTAATTCGAAAGTTTATAGTTACAATGGTTATCACTATTTCAAATGGGACGATGTTCTTAAAACTGAACCCATATTTTCAATTTATTCGGATGCGAAAATTGGTAAGGGTATTATAATTGTTGTTAGAGATGCAAGGCATCATATGAATTTAACAGTTAAGGAAACTTTACAAAGTGATAATACGACTAAAGAAATATATAAAAGGAATAACTTTATTACATTTACTAATAATAATCGCATAAGCGGCGGTCTACCGGGAAACGCGGGATCTGACGCAAGAGAAGATCACACAAACATGTGGAACAGTGTTAATGGGCGCCTTTCAGCTGCCCTAAATTTTTGGCAAATACTCCCATTTAATGTAGGTGAACCAGGATATAGAAGACCAACTTACGTAGCACCACCACCACCGGATAATGTAGCAGCACTACCAACAACACCAGCTTATTTTTCGGAATCGGTAAAATTATCAAGTATAGAAAACGATGACCGTTCCTTTGAATTGGGTTCATCCCCATCTTCATCCTTACCAGAAAGAAAACCTATCGAAACCCTATATCCCGTTAACGATATCGGTGATAATCCGGTAAGACCAGTTGATAAGAAAGATGGTAAAAAAGCGCACGAAGCTTTTAGACGTGGTCAGTATGGAAGTTCGGTATCTATAAGTGATAATATAATGGTTATTGGTGCACCAAATACGGGTAAAGGTAAGAAAATGTCTGTAAAGGTAAAAGACGGTACAACTAATATTATAGAATTTGATGAAGATGGTAAACGTAAAGATGTACTTACCACAACAGAAATTTACGAGTACCCGGACTCCGGTGCTGCTTTTATTATGAAAAGAGACAGCGAAGACGGTGAGTGGTACAATATCGGTATAGTTAGAGGTGGTAACAGTCGCGATAAAACGGGTTCAGCTGTTTCTGTTGATAAGGGTTACATAGCGATAACATCTGTTGGTGATGAAGAAAATAGACTCTTGCCCAACGGGGGGTGGCATATAAGTAGTTTTCAAAAAGATTCTGAAGGTATAGTAATCTGGGCTACTGAAAATGTAGACGGTATCACTAAATCGTTACTTAAAAGTCCAAAAAAATATAAAACAGAGTATACCGATTCTGATAAAGAACAAACATGGACCGATTATGTTAATAATGTTGATAAAAATGACGATGCATGGGGTAAAAATTCTAGAGAAAAGCTTAAAAACGATTATTATGGATTTATAGCTGAGAACGGTAGAAAAATTTACGCAGATAGAGATGGAGTTAGATATTTCGATGGAGAATACGAGTATATAGATGAAAATAGAACGTATTTTACAACGGAAGAGCGACGCGGGGAAACCTGGAAAATGAGATTAGAAAAATTACCATGGTCTGGTTCAAAACCATCAAGTTACAGCACTATTCAGGGTCATACAAGTTCAAACGGTATTAGATTAAGAAAAATGGGTAATTTTATAATAAATTATGATAAAGAAGGAGAAGAACGATTTATCGAAGACGTAAACGGTGAACATCGTTATAGTATAGAATATTTACCGGAAGAAAAACAAAATGAGATTATTCTTGGTTATCAAAAAAATGTACTAGATAAGTACTATGATTACACAAAAACTCCATATAATGATAAAAAATTGACCTTTTTTGATCAATATACTATGAGGAATAAATACAAATTAACGTATATGTGGAACCCAACAGGTTCTGTTGGTTTTCTTCGTGTTATTAATAATAAAATTGAGTTTTTGGGGGACGTGCATATACCTGAATATAAACCAATGAATGAGATGGAAGGTTTTGGTACGAGTGTTTCAATTTGTGTTTTTAAGTCCGGATCTGTTTTTGCAGCAGTAGGTCAACCCTATTACAGTGATTGGAGAAATGATATGGTTCATATATATAGAAAAAGTCGAACGGGGAAAAAATTTGTTTTTGTAAAAACACTATACGGTCCAAAAAAGGCTAACTTTGGTGCCTCTGTTTCCATGTCGGAAGGTAAATTACTTGTAGGTGCTCCACTTGCAGATGGGGGTAAAGGTGCGGCTTATATTTATACCATGAACCCAAGTGATTATTACGATTGGGGTGATGGAAAAAAGATAGTACCCGGAGAAAACGATATCATAGAAGGAAGATGGGCTGAATTGAGTATTTCTCTCGAAGAAGGCGATAATTTTGGTGAAAGTGTATCTCTTAGTAATAACGTAATGGCTATAGGTGCTCCAGGTAAAACATTATATAAAAAAGGCAGAACCACTAGTTTGTTTAATACAGAATATGATAAGCTAGAAGAAATAGGGTCTGTATATATTTATGATAAATTAAAAGATCAACCAGGTAAATGGGCACAAAGTATTATTATGCCACATCTTTATTATTCTCCATTTCATTTAACTACACGTTCAGAAATTGTGAATGGGAAAAGTCAAACGCTACACTCAAATGGGTTTGGTTTTGAACAAACGTACCTAGATAAAAACGATAAATATAACGATGATGAAGATTATGTTACGTGGCAAGATCGTTTTGATTATGACAGTAGTTCTGGGTGGAACGATCCTAGAAATATGAGGTTTGGTAGTTCGGTTTCTATTGATAATAATAAATTGGCTGTTGGTGCACCATACGAAGTAACATACTATAAGGAAAACGATGGTAAAAATTCGGCTGGAAAAAGTAATACGGGTTCAGTCTCGTCGTATACGCGCAACTGGCGTACGGGTGTATGGACACTGGTTCAAGAGTATCAAGATGTACTTGGACAAGCTGAATCTTTAGAAACAAAATCTAGATTCGGTACATCCGTGGATGTAGATAGCGCGGGTAATCAGATAGCGGTTGGGGTACCTGGGTACACGCCATTTTATAATAGAAAAGAAAACACTGGTCGTGTTATGGTTTATAGTCACGATAATGATTCAAATCAAGATCTTATAGCGGGTCGAAAATTGTGTAATTCGATGGTGAGATTTGTTGATAAAGATAATAGAACAGAATTTGCAAACAAACTTGGTCCTTGGGAGTATGTTAGACGTAATTATGTTTCTGAAGGAAAAAGTAATATCTTAAAAAACAATGAACGTGTAGGTGTAATTGATGATGAAGTTGAATATATGACCATAAATGCTGTTAGTAGTGGTTCAGCTTCATGTGAAAACGTGATGCCAAATATACAACCACCACCTGTACCAACATTTAATCAAAAACTATTTGTTCTAGATAAAACGGTTACCATTAAATTTACAGATATTACGAACGCACACGAATCGTATACGTTACAAATTGAACGCGAAGATGGAACTGTTTTAAAAACAAAAAAATTTAAGAAAGGAGATACTTCAATTACATTGTCATACGAAGAATCTTCGTACGCAACGTATAAATATGTTATTAAACTAATTTATGCAGATGACATAATATCGACAAGTACAAACTCGTTAGAAGTTAAAAAGGTGGAAGGTCGTTGTCTTAGCGAATTTGAGGTTACATGTGGACTTTCTGCATGTATGAGCGGTGATAAAATCGGGGTGGATAACTTATTCCGTGACCGTGATTCAAATTATTATACGATTATTAATGATCCTGAGGATACATATGATGACTATATTGCAGTGAAGAATGCTTTCAATAACAGTGAAACGTTGAAAAAATATAAACAAAAAATACTAGATTTAATAGAAGAAAAGGAAAAAGGGTACCAAGCTGAACAATGGAATTATAAGAAAGAAGTAGACGGGGAAATGGTTTATAGAACTGTCGATGAGATATATAACGATACTAGTGATTGGCAACCTGAATTCCGCCACGATGCCTGGCAAGTTACAGATATATTCATAGAACCATACGAAATTAAAGAAGTGTCGTTGTGGGGGCGTACACCCGAGTCCGAAGGTGGGGGTTTAGAAAAATGTCAAACACCAGTGGGGCAGAGGTGGCTTTCTGGTTGTCAACTTTCTTCTACAGATCCATTTTCGGTTGGTTTTAAACTTTATTTTCGAGCGAAACACCAAACATCATATAAAAACGGGGGTAGATTCGGGGGTGGAAAATGCGACGCTGTTAATTTTGTTAAAAAGGAATACCCGGAACCAGTCATTGCGATTAAGGATTTTGTGAGTCCACCTCCACCTTCTCCTCCTCCAAGCCGAGGTGGTCGGTAAGATACATAATTTTAAAATAAAAATAAATAGTAATAATAGAAAAAGATGATTTTGATTCTTATTATGTGTTGTTGTTTACTTTCAATAGTAATTGCGGGTGCATATTTTTATAAAAACCGTGGTGAATTTACAGCTGAAATAACACCTATGAATCTTATAGAAACTTATAATCCCGCCGAAGCTTCAGGGCGATCAGGTGCTGTTAATGTTGATGATTATACAGCCTTATCTAAAAACGTTGATGTTGGTATAAAATTTGAAAATACAGAAGACGGTTTAGACTTGGATGAAATAATTGCTCGTCGATACATAGGAGATGAGAAAAAACAGGAAAAAACTATTAAAAAAACCGACGAACCAAAAATGTTTAAAAAGAACGCAGTCAGTAAGATTGTTTTTAGTGGTATAGATAGTGAAGGTATTAATGCAGTTGGTGACAATAAAGTCAGACTTTTTTATAAACAAAAACTTACGGGTGTTGAGATGGAATTAACACCTAAAGATATAGCCGCGATACCAGTTACTGAAGAAGAGTTGACAGAAACACTTGGTTTACAAGAAAAGAAAGTCACTTTGTTAGAACCAACACTTTCGAAAGATGACGATAAAAAAGCTGAAATTACGAGTGAATTTTTGAATAAAGGGTACTATATGTTTTTTGATGGTGCCGGTAAAATTGAAGATTTGGTTACAGGACTTGATGATGATACAAGGGTTACGATTATACCTGCTACTCAAGGCGGTGATAATTCCAAATTTAAAATTAAGATAAAAGGTGGTGATAGTGGTAATGATAAATTTTTTGCATACACGGATACTGATGTTACTTTACCACGCGAAGTTGGTCTTTCGGAAGATAGTACTAAATCTATAGTATGGGAATTACTAGAAAGTTCAAAACCTGATTATATACGTCTTAGCCCTACGGGTACGAATGATGAAGGTGAAGAATTCCTTATGTACGATATGCGAGATGATGGTAATCGCAAATTAGTGGTTGAAAATATTGTAAATATGACAGGTCTTGAATATAAATGTAATTACCAATCTATGGATATTTTGTTATCCGAAGATGAAATTTTAGACACATATACCAAGTGTAGTTTAAATTGATAATTCACACATTTTTACTTTTTATCGAGGTAAACATGTTTGGAATAAAAATAAAAATGTATAATATAAATAAACATGGAAAACAAATATATTTACGGTGCTGTTGCACTTCTTGTTATTCTTGTTATTCTATTTTTGATTATGAGAAAAAAAGGAAGTGATTCATCTACACCTACCGATGATAAGAGGAAGGGTACAGTCGGACCAACCATTGAGGTTGGTAATTTACAGGCTACTCAAAACCCGGATAAATCTGATAATACGACTGAGAAGACTTCATCGTATATTATTCGAGCGAGTGAGGGGTACGCAGAGGAAGGTGATTTTGATGATAAGGAACTTTCTAAGAATATTCAATTAAGTTTAACGTGGAATAACGGTGGTGGTTTTGACGACGTTACAAAAATTATAGTTAAATGGGAACAGCAAGTACCTGATCCAACTGATGATGATCCCGATAAAACTAAAAATGTGGTAAGAATGACAGAAACAATAAATAAAGGTTCTGATACTATTAAATATTTTACGCAATATTCATCTAATCTTAGTCATACATTTACCGCGAATAAACAAAAACTAGCCACTGGTGCTACCGAAGCACTGGATATACCCGATGATGAAAAGTTTAGTGCCGTTGGTACAAATATGATTCACGTTTACTATATTGACAAGGACGGTAATGAAGTTAGATTAACACCCGATGATGTACAAACGTATGTTGTTACGGTCGACATGCTTTCTGCAACAAAAGATTTATTATCTGCTAAGACGTATATTTACAAACCTACAACTGGTGGTGCAACTATATCTGCGACTATAACTGATAACGAGTACTACCTGTATAGCGTCGGAATTAAAGAAGATATAATTACACATATTAATTCCGAAAAACCTGGTAAAATTGTTATATTACCCGAAGGCGAAAATGCGACTAATAATGTTGTTCGTTTAAGAGTGAAGTTGGACAATGATAATGGAAAATATTTTCTTAAACGGGCAACAACTCTTAATGCTGGTGGTAAAATAATAATTCAGTCAACAGACGATACGACGGATTTTGATGAATCGTATAAATTTGCAACTGTTGTTGGTAAAACTGTTGATGGTGATAACACTGATTATATACGATTTAGACAAACGGAGGATGCTAATAAAGACAAATTCATGATGGTTGATTTTGGTGATGATAAAAAATTAAAAATTCAAAGTTATACTTCAATCGATGATAAGTGTACAAACGATTCTCTTGATTTTATACTTTCTAAACAAAAAATTAACGATAGAGCTGATGATTGCACAAATACGTAATTAAAGAACACCCAAGTTGAAAATATATAAAGTAAAAAACAATTATTATAATAAAATGACTACTGTATCTACTAATAAAAATATTGACGTCATTCGTGATAACAACGTCTTGATGGAATACGTTGGTAAAAATACAAATGAATTAAAGCAAATGCTTTTAAAATTTATGGGGGAATCTGAACGAAGAGACTCTGAATCGGCAAAAATGATTACTCTTTTAACCAATGAAGTTAATGTTTTGAAAGAAGAATATACCAAGACTAATATATTGCTTGACAGTATGAAAGATAAACTTGAAAAATACGAACCTACCAAGCGTGTTTCGAAGAAATCCAGGGACGATTCTACACGGGTTCAATGTTCGTGTATGACAACTAAAGGTACACAGTGTACTCGATTTGTTTACGGTGGTGAAACCGTGTGTGTGATGCATAAAAGAATGCAAAATAAAAACGATTTAAATAATAAACCTGTTGAAAGTGAAGTCGTTGAAAGTGTGGATGTTGTGAAAGATACAAAAGAAAATTCTAATGTTAAAAAAGGGGGAAAAATAGGGAAAAAACCGAGTCTTAAAAAAACTAAAGATCCCCCGCCTATGCATAACCACGAACCGGGTGAAAAACCTACACACCCATGTTCTTTGTGTGAATCTCACGGTGATATATTTGATCCAACTTTACCTGACCACGAATTTACGGGAACAGTCGTTGATGGTAAAACATTAGAGGAACGCTTAAGGATTGCTATAGAGGAAGAGGAACATGAAAGTAATCTTACCTCAAATACACACACTACTACAAGTGTTAAACCCGAAAAAAAGTCATGGGCTGATATGGCAGATGAAGACGATGATATTATTTAAAACGGCGAATACGTTATATACTTTATAAAATTTAAATCGATACCTCTTTAAAAAATTATAGTTTTTTAAACAGTTATATTTTAATAAAATTAATTTTTACTTTTTTCTTAAATTTTTGTTTTAACACCTTGTACAAATGGGTTTAAATTAATGATAGATTGCATTTTTTTACGTTCCAAAACACCCGCTACACACAATTCCTGCCATTGGTGTAATGAGATTTTGGAATCTTTTAATTCCTTCATAGTTTTTTCACTTTTTGTTAATATTCTTTCATCTAGTTTTTCGTCGGCAGCTCTCATGAGATAGAATGTCATCGCTGTTATATCACTGTCTGTAAATGTGTCTTTACTTTCGTCACTGTTTATACTATCCGAATCAGATTTACCCAAATATGTTTTGGAGAAACAATCCTTAACAAGTTTTCTGAGTTCTTCAAAGTCTAAATCACCTTCACCACTTTCGTCGGCTTCTTTGAATACCTTTGATGCAACACATGCTTGTGCGGCATATTGTGCAGCTTCCTTAGCAACGTCAAACTCTTCTTGTATAATACTTTTGTATATCGGTGATACTTCTCCCATTAAGTATTTAGCAACAAACCCAACAATTGACGAAGCGACACCCAAAAGAACCAAACCTGAAGTCAATTGGAGTAAAACAAATACGTAATTGACTTCACCCACTAAACCACTTTGTTGAATATCGATTAAAATACCGTACCGGTAGAAGTCTGTATATATACCATTTGGTTGTCCCGTTGTTAAATTAACAGGGTTGTTTATATCAAAAATTGTGGTGTTTGGTAACTGTTTGTAGTATATTTCATTACCTTTCGAAAACCATCCCAATTTTGGTTCAACATTAACTATGGCATATATATCTTTTTTACCTATATTCGTTTTATCTGTGTGTAAGTGATAATTATGATATTTAATTTTAATGTTCAATCTTACACCACTTGTTCTTACGTATGGGTAATTATCAATATCCTGTCCAGCTCCATTAAATCCCGATACTTGTGTCGCTGCACCTTCAGATACCTGTTCGTTTAATGGTTTATCGAGATCAATACCCGCTATATCTAACCATTCAGACATTTTTAAGCGTACGGAACTACCTTCTTCGAATGTATACAAATTTTCATCCGAACCCGGTTTTCGGATATACGTTACCGGTTTGGGACCAGAATCTACAGAAGAGTCGTAATAGTGGTTGAACGCAAAAATACTATCCTCTATACCCGTTGATAGGAAGTTTGCTGACGTGGAGTGTATGCATTGATCCATTTCTTCTATATATTCTTCTATACCATTGGGTTCTTTTAAACACCCCGTATCTGGTGTACTGTATCTCTGTTTGAGTGTTTGTGATATATGTGTTGTGAAAAACATTACGTTACCGGATGGCAATTTTGAAATCAATTCTGCACCCGCATAATATACACAAATTGGTACTTTGTAATACCAATCCGCGGAATAGTTAAACGCGTACAAACCAAGGTCGTTACAAAAGGATTGTTGTCCACTGTATATACTTATCTGTTTATCGGTATATTCCTTACCACCTAAACCCCATGAACTTACAACACCAGTTGGTACTTCACTTTCGATATATGTTTTTTGGTCAAATAACGAATATATGACCCATGATATTACACATAACTGAAGAAACATGTTCATTAGGGCAAGTTTCCAATCTCGTAAAACTGTTACTTTCTCTGTCCTGTATGTCATTGACATGATATTTCTCCTGACCCATCTGGTTATGGGGTTCAATCTAGATTCTATTTTCGGCATTTTATATATAGATAGATTAAATTTACGTTTAAATTATGGTATAAAAATCTATGTCTATTTCAAACGTAAATAAAAAATAAATAAAGGTTTGAAATAGGTTATGCTTTGTAATAACCACAAGATTAACCCTTTTTATACCCTAAAGAATACATAATTTATACTTATAAAACACGAAAAAACACGAAAAAACACGAAAAAACAAAAATATCAGGCGAATTATTTTCTTAGCTATATATTGAGAGTAAAAAATGCATAATATACCCCAAATAGCCTCTATAGATTAGGTATCATATAGACATAGCTCCTCTATAGGGTTTATTAGGGCTATTTCTGGACCAAAATTAGCCCAATTTTTTGGTACTACGTACCTGGCGCATAGCGCCAGTCTTGATTTATCAAGACAAAAAATTGGGCTAAAATAGGCTTAATTGTGTTTTTTATGGCTAAAAATGCCCCATTTTTGTCTAAAATTAGGGTTTAGTGGAACATTTTTCACTCTTTTCTCTCAATATATAGTTAAGAAAATAATTTTAGTAAAAAACACCATTATTAATATAGAGAATTTATAAAATATTTATATATTAGGGGTTAAAAATGTATGTGCCCTGGGGGTGCCATATTTCCACATTTACAATAATACACTTAAAATTTTATACACCCTGATACTCAATACTAGCTCAAGAAGGTGTTATTTATGTATAATAGTATACTTTACGTTAGGTTTTATGGTTATATAGAAAGTATGTCTAAATTATATCTATTTAAAAATATATATTTTAATATTTTTAAAATGATTTGATTTTTTATATTATTCCCATTTACATACCCGACCAGCGTAGCTAAGTGATTTATTTGTACAATCCGTTTCGTTAGTTATACCTTTACAACCATCATAGGAATTGTTAGAACCATAATAATAATGATGATACCCTTCATATGCACCGTTAGATTGACACGTTTTACAACTTCCTAGATTACAACTTTTGCTCTCGGTGGGTGGGCATGCATCACCACCATTTTTTGGTCCATAAGTCATATTCCAGGTTCTTGTTTGTGTTCCAGGACCACACGATTTGGAACAACCGCTCCAAGCGTTCCAACCCTCATTGGACGTGGAACCTTCACAATCAACCTTAACATCCAATATTCTCGTATCACCGTCTTTGTGTAGACACATAGTTCCACCCCCACTTTCTTTTGTTATTACGCTATACGTATCCGTTCGTTTACCTGTGCTTTTATCTACTGTACCATTTATCCATTCATAAACACAATTTTGTGGTTGCGATGACGAGACTGGGGATAGGGATGGGGATGGGGATGAGGATGGGGATGGGGATGAGGATGGGGATGGGGATGATGAGGATTTCTTACTGGTATCAGATTTAATAATGTGTCGAATAAATAAAGCTGCACCGCTTGAAATGTAACATAAGAAACAAACAATACCAACTATTAAATATGTTTTATCAGAATTGTTATTATTGTTACTCATAATAAACTTATAATAGCTATATATTATTTTTATACACAGATTATAGTTCTTTGTATAAAAACGATTAATTATATTTTACTTTTTACTTACCACATCCACACGATTCGGTAGATTTTTTTGTAGTCACACCGTTAAGAATATATACGGTAGCTACTATAGCTGCTATCATTAAAATTGTATTTGTCTTCATTTTTACTTATTAACAATATTATTTTTCAGACGATGACTTCTTAGTAACACTTCCTTTACTTTTTGGAGATTCGCTTACATTTTTCTTAATACGATCACTACGACGAAAGTTTAATTTATTTTTAATCACACGAAGTGGAGATATTGCACCAGCTCTTGCCGCTAATCTTCTCGAAAGACCCCGAAGATTCATCGCGTCTCGCGCATTTTTAGCTTCCTGACCTATACGGACTCTTTTTTCACCTTTGGTATTCTTAGCTTTCACTTTTTGAGATTGTTTCAAAGACAATTTATTACCCATTAATTCGATATTATTTCTTCTGGGAAATCCTAATCTCTTAACTACATTAACCATTTCTTTTTGTCGATAAGTTAGTGGTGTACTAGCAGAACCAACACTGTTGCGGCGAGATCCAGATGATTTTGATTGTGAACGCGTTTTCATAAATGACGGAGAAGGTGATTTATACATGGAGAAATTCATGGAAGATGTATCACCGTTTAATGCATTCCTCTGTTTTTGCAACGCAGTCAATCTCTTCGTTAAAATTTTACTCGGACTTGGTGTTCTAGTTTGATTTTTAATTAAAAATTGTTTAGCCTGTTTATCAATTGCATTAGTAACCTCTTTTATAGAAGCGTTTAAACTTTTCTTTTGATTGTTTTTAGTGACCATTCTATACTAATACTTGCTATTTTAATTCGTTCTGGTGATAAAAATATAAACGTATAATAAATGGAAGAAAACCAAAGACTCCAATGGGTTTTTGATAGATTATTTGGTATAGCAGATGGTAGCTTACAAAGAATAACAATAAGAGAACTACGAAAAATGATACGAATAATGCTTGGAAATAATAGTGCTTTAAGAACTGTCTCAGAACCTAATTTAAATAGGTATATAAGTACAGAGGGAATACAGGGTATTTCAGCACAAATGATAATGCCAGTAAATAGTCTGAGAGAAAGACAGAATGTTAGAAATAGATGGATAAATGCAACACGTCGCGCTATTACGTATAATAATATAAGTGACAATAACAACAGTAATAATAATACAACAAGCATAAATTCAAAAAAATCGAATGGTACTAAATTATCAACATCAACGCGTAAGAAATTGAAAAAAACACCAACAACACCACAATCTAAACTTAAAAAATGAAACCCCAAACATTTATATCGAACACTTTTTATTGTCGTAAGTTTCAGTTCACCACAATAAAAATTGATTTTACCATTTTTTCGTTTTACGCTCATCGTCTCTTTCTTGTTTTCTAATTGACCATTTAGACTCTTTATTAAACTTATTGTAATCAATCTCTTCACCAAATATACCAATTAATAATTTCTTTATAGGGTTTATATTCTTTTTATTACTAGACTTTTTCAATTTCTCAGTTTCAGTATACGTGACGTATTTGGGTAACTTTTGTGTACCCCCTTTATTTTTTTTACATGTAACTACAAATCTCGGATTACTCAGTGCAACTATCATCTGTATTATCATAACTTTTTTCTTGTGTATACTTTAAAATTTCTAAACGTTCTTTCTCCAACTGATTAAGAACTTTTATATAAGCCTTCTCCTGACGACCGTATGCTAACGAACATCGACCACGTGTTCTTTCTATTGTTGTTTCTATACACTGGAGTCGTGTAGATTCCTTTTCTACAGAAACAACGTTTGTGCATACACGTCTAGACGTATTTGGTCTGGAAAAAATGATAGATGAGAGAGGGGGTCTCAACATACTATTGTTTTTCATTTTTTTATTCGTATTTTTATTTTTATTTTTAACGTGGTCCAAACAACGCCAAACCATCGTTAAAGTGTTCGACTGTAACCAAAGACACTAACCCAATCATCGCCCATCTACCGTTGTTTAATTCAGCCTCTTTATTAAACGGTCCAATCTTTTCATCTTTATCAACAAGTTTAAGTTTTGAAAAAAGTGATCCAGTAACGATAAGTCCTGCAACAATCTGCAACACAAAAAAACCTGTCGTTGGGTATGTAACCGTATCACTCGTACCGTCTAAAAGTGTAAATGTACGTGTTTTAAAAACTTGGTTCCAAACGGCTTCGTTTTTAGTAAACTCATAATACAATGCCATGATCCATCCAATTTGTGCAACTCGACCGTTGATCATTTCAACTGATTCAGGGTTAGCAAATGTTTCGAGAGTTGGTGAACCATTTCGGGTCGCATACTTATTCAACCATGCAGCTGATAATGCTTTCATTTTAGCATCAGATGAATCATGGTGACTCTCTATATCTTCATGGGTTACGTATTTAGGTTCATCGCTTGATGTATCAATAAAAATATTGTCATCTTTATTCGAAGATCGTTTAAAGCGGGTAGTTCTATACAATTTGGGTGTAAAGGGGGTAATTCTGAGACCAGATATCATTTTTATTATAACATCTTATACATTTGTTTCTTTAATTTATTTATTTTCATTACATTTAATTAAATAACCAACACCCACAACACCGTTTTTTAGTGTCCTGGACGAGTGGTTTGCTAGGTTTGTTTAGTTTTTTATCGATAAGTTTAGGTACAAATAGAAATGGTAACATGTATATCATTATTATCATTTAGAAAGTAAATGGTGAAAGTATTCACAGAACTTTTTAAGTTTAGGGTCAATTTCATTTAACCATTTCTGTTTATCACGTGTAATTGCATATCCAATTCGAGAATCATTGTACTGTTCAATGAGTTCACATTTATTAACGTCCATCATTTCCATATATGTTTGACATTGAATTTCCTCATAATCACGGACAGTTTTAAATAAATTTCTCGTTCTATTCTTAATTTCAACAATCGTCTTGTTACCATCATAGTCATATCTCACTCTATCAATACGACCGACGATTTCATATGTAGTGCCTTCAAGAGAACAAATTGGGTACGTATAAAAGTTTTCGTCAACTTCAAGGTCACTATAATTATCAGCCGTGGTATCCTCGTGTCTTGTTCCATGGTTCGTGTATAAAGTCTTACGTAAATAATCAATTGCATACTTTTTATCATCGCCCCGTAAATTTGAATATAAATCAAGTTGGTTAGAAACTGCTTTGAATTTTCTCTCTACGTCAACAGAATTGAAAGATTTATACGTTTCCGTATCTTTCAAAATACCCATCGAGAATTTACATTTTTCAATAGCTTCAACTGCACACTGATCCTTTGTTTTACCTTCAAACGTATCAGGTTTATATTTACTCCAAAGGTTATCGATAATCTCGAGAGGTTTCTTATATTGATTTTTACCAATAATTGCAGCAACGTCGGATGCTTTAATGACAACTCTATCAACCCCAATATCACACATTTCCCATTTTTTATCACGCATAACGTTATATACTTTACCACACGCACGTGCATCGTTCAGGGCATCGTGAGCACCGTCAAATTCTTCACCAAATATGTGATCATACAATGTAATCAATTTGTGATTGTTTAACGTAGGATAAATAGACCGTGCCATATCCAGTGTATCAACAAACGTAACTTCATCAAACGGTTCTGTATCAAAACCCCGGCGATAACACTCAGAAAAGAATACGTTCTCGTCAAAAAGAGAATTGTGTGCGACCAATAATTTAGTATCTTTTGTAGCTTCCTTAAGAGATGCGTAGATATACCCAAACGGTTGCCCGTTTTCTCTTGCATACTCATGTGTAATACCATGGACGTGTGTTGCATCAACATTGAATGTATCTGGGTACACTGTACCGTGATAAGAACCAACCTCTTCACCTTTATAATTATATTTAACGAACGCTAAAGTTAACATTCGACACTTATCGAATTTATGAACATTATCAACTGTTGCCCTTTCACCTTTACGTGTTTTAGGAAGGCCTATAGTTTCTGTATCCCAGGCAATATAATTCATTGTAATTTTTTAGATTGTTTTCTTTAACTACAATTTAGAACTTAGGTTTATTTTGTTAATATAATATATAATGGAATCATATTTTTCAAAGGAAGTAGATAAATATACTAAAAGATTGACAAATTTTATAAAAAAACAACCCAAGAAAAAATTATTAGAAATACGATCGAAAAAAAAATTAGTGCCACCACCGAACAACAGTTTTCAAGTGGCAGGTGTACAGGTACCATTAAGATATACTCAATTAGAACGTATGGCTAATAATCTTAAAAATACAAATTTAGAATCAGAAAAAAAACAACGTGATCGTTTATATTTAGCAAAAAAACAAGATAGAGATAGAAGAATGTTTGCGACTATAAATCCACCAAGTGGTGATTCTGGGTCACGAGCACAAAAGAGAAAAAGAGACAAGGCGTACACTAATTTTATGAAAGAAACTGTAAATACGAATTTTATGAAAAACAAAAAGGATTCAAAAAATGAAAAAATGATAGCATACAAAAAAAAGTTTTTAAATATGACTAAAAAGATCAATGATCAACTCTATTCAAGGTTAGTATCTAGATCCGATAAAATACAAAAAGTTGTATTATCTAAAAATAATAGTGATCCTATAACACGCACTCCTTTTAAAAATGATGAAATCATTTTAAGTACAGGGAAACCCGGACAATATTTTAGTTTAAACTCGTTTGAAAAATTATTAAAACGTCAAAAAACACGAGAATATGTTAGCAATAATACAGGTGTTCGAACAGTTGGAGAAATAAAAAGTCTTGCTAAAAATAATAAATCTAAGAACGTAATCGTATACAAAAAGAATCCACTTAATCGTCAACAAATACAGGCAAAAAATGTAAAGTTTGTTCGTGTAGTCATTAATAAAAAATAAAATATGAGATAATATAAATGAGTTCATCTTTGCGTAATACAGCTGATTCAAAATCGATATCCAATAAAAATTATTTAAAAAAATTATACGAAAAACAGGATAAAATAAGAAAAACTTTAGCGGATGAAACAATTCGTGTCAATTCTAATATTAAAAGAAAAACTAATACTTTAAATAAAATCGGCATTAATTATGCTAAACTAGTAGCACTTAAACATCAATATGACCTTTATGGACTTTATAATGGTGATCTTATGTCGACAATAAATAAGTGTACAGACGCACACGAACAATTACGCGAAGTAATAAATAGACTTATACAAACAAGGGAAACGCTACACGTTGCTACAATAACGTATATTCAAGATATAGAGTATGTGGGATTAGTAAAAAATTCAAACATTTCTAATATACACGCACTTGTCGATACTTTAAGTAAAAATTTTACAAAAATCAATAAACTAAAAAAATTGCAAAGTGGTGTCACTACAATAGGAACAAAACAGAATAACACTAACCGACCAATTAACACGATCCAAAATTCTTTAGAATTCAGTAACAAAAATAATAATAGTCGTCGATAAAAAAAATAGGTAACAAAAACATTTTTTATATTATTACACACTTAATAATATAAAAAATAAACATTATTTTCTAAAATTTTCTAAGAACCGTCGAGCTATCATCATCCACGCAACACTCATAAAAAATATTTCACCATCGGTATTCATATATACTATATTACGGTAAAATAATATCATCACCATCTCTATACGAGTCAAAACTATCAAACGCATCTTTGAACGTTCGTAAAGTACCTACCGGTTTCACGCGACTTCTTAAATCACATGACGCTATCATTTCGTATACGAGACTCCCGTCGACGATTTCCTCTTCGACGAGTATTTCTTTCAAGTGTTCGAGTTTAACGCGGTATGTATTAAGGAGTTCCTTTACTTCCGTATAACACGATTCAACTATATCGTGTATTTCTATATCGATATGGTTTGCTGTCACGGGAGATATAAGATCAGGGTTAATGTTCATTTTACCTATAGTTTCACTCATACCATATGTGGTCACCATTTCACGCGCAATGTTAAACGTTTGTTGAAAATCACTGGATGCGCCTGTAGTAACGTGATCACGCCCATAAACGATTTCTTCTGCTGCGTGACCACCAAGTGCAACCTTAATTTGTGATAAAAGGTAATCTTTCGTATACATACCTACGTCATCCGTCGACGGTTGAAAATATGTAACACCACCCGCGTCACCTCTTGGTAAAATACTCACTTTACGAACCTCGTCGTATTCACGCATAAGTACACCGATAATGGCGTGTCCCGCTTCATGGTATGCTACCCTTGATTTACGCGCTCCAGAAACGGAACGACTTCCTTTAGCACCGACAACTATTCTTTGGTACACGTCTTCAACAATATCAGATGTTATTATACCATCTTTACCATCGCGAACAGCTCGTATCGCGCACTCGTTCATAACATTTGCAAGATCGGCACCCGAAAACCCTGTCGTTTGTTTTGCAAGATCGCGAAGACTTACATCAACACCCACTAGTTTATCTTTAGAGTGTACTTTGAGTATTTCTTCACGTCCGTGAACATCTGGTAAAGAAACTTGTATTTTACGATCGAATCTACCGGGACGTAATAACGCATCATCTAGAATATCTAAACGGTTTGTTGCTGCTATAACAACAATTTCAGTATCATTCTCAAACCCGTCCATTTCTGTTAATAATTGGTTAATCGTTTGTTCACGCTCGTCATTTGCCGCAAATCCATTCATACTTCTTTTCTTACCAATTGCGTCAATTTCGTCTATAAAGATAATACATGGTTGGTTTTCGCGCGCCAATTCAAATATATCACGGACTCTTTTTGCACCTACACCCACAAACATTTCAACGAACGATGATCCTGAACACTGAATGAAAGGTACAGAAGATTCACCCGCGATCGCTCGTGCCAAAAGTGTTTTACCCGTACCCGGTTTTCCCGTTAATAACGCACCTTTTGGTATTTTAGCACCCGTACCGAAATACTTTTCGGGTGACTTGAGAAAATCAACAATTTCTTCGAGTTCATCTTTTGCACTATCTATACCTTGGACGTCATCAAAACGCGTTGTTATTTCATTTTCAATATCAGTATCCTGTTTCATCATTGAAAATGGACTTTGACCAATACTACCACCCGTAAACATTCTAAAAATTGCAAAGAAACCTATAGTAATGAACATGAACGATACAAAATCATTAAAAGTTCCACCGATCGGTGTTCTAACTAAATCAAATTCAACTTGACTCTCAGACATGATTTTCCAAAAATCTTCCGAAGGTGTGTAATACGACGTACCTACGGTTCCATTCTTTTCTTCGAAGTATACGATATCACTTTGAGGATTTATTTCCGCTTTAACGATTTCGTTTTTCTTAACACCTTTAATGAAATCACTATATATTCGGTGTTCATATTCAGGTTTCTTTTCTATTTTTAAAGGTGGGGAACTAAATAATTTTGATACGGTTAATATGGTCCCCATTATACTTAATTGTAAGAATATAATTATAATAATTGGACGCTTATCTATAAATTTTTTTAGTTTTTTACGTTTTTTTCTTAAACGTTTACGAAACTGTTTCCAGTTCATCTTATAGTATATTTTTAAATTAAACTCTAGTATATCTCGCAAAACTCTCTTTTTCACCTGTATAATATAACTTATACGATTCAATAATACTTGGTACTTTGTATTTATCGGGCATACACGCTGGTATTCGTGTAAGTCCATGTTTAAAATCGTGTATGGGGTAATATGCGGTTTCACTTTCACGAAGTTCAAAATGTGAAGGTTTATTTTCATATAACCAAAGTATATGTTTAGAACACGCGTGTATTTTACCGAACCGTTTGTTATATTCAAGTGCAAGTGACATTCCTATTTCACCTGCAAAATTATAATTATCAATACTGGACGATATCCACAACGTTGTAGGGTGTTTTTTATGTGCAGCTTTATACCCTCGGCGCGCACCGTTTACGGTATAAGGTGCATTTGATTCTACGTATTCGGTTTGGTCCGAGTAAAACCACGCGGTATACATCATTTGACATATTTCGAGTAGAATCTTGATTACATGTTGATCACAGTACATATAAGCAAGCTCTTCGGGGTTCATAGATAAAAAGAAAATATTCATTTTGTAAATTGTTTTTTATTAAAAAAAGTCTAACTTAAGTTTTAATCATCTCCCCCATCCGACACGTAATCGTCTTCAACAACTTCTTCTTCGTCATCTTCATCAACAACAATCGCCTCATCTTCTTCTGGTTCGTCGTCGTCTTCATGATCTTCATCTTCTACCACTTCCGTTTCGGCTTCGGCTTCGGCGGCTTCGGCGGCTTCGGCTTCAGCTTTCTTATCCGCTTTCTTCTTTTTGTTTCTCGACGCTGTTGAAGGTGCATCAAAACTTTTCTGGAGTATTTTCCATTTCTTTTCTATGAGTGCATTACGTTTCTTGTATTTATCTTTCACGGATTGTATAAATTCATTTGAGTATTCATGCGATTTTAATGCTGATAAAACACTTTTTATAGGCGGAATAATGGATTTCGAATAATAATTTTCGTTCAAGATTGCCATATGTGGTATCACTTTTATACGAATTTTACCGGATTTTAATACGTTTAAATGAACTACAATTTGATCAAGGTTATCAATATGTTGTTCTACGTAAGAATCTATTTTTTTTGGTATAGGTATTTCTTCAACATTCGGTTTTTTAAAGGGAATACCAATTTCTCTACAGTTTCTTTCCAAACTTTCTAAATAATCTTTTTTGTTTTGAACATAAAAAGGTGGGCGCTCAGGTTCAGGTTTGTATTTAGCATTAATAATATCATAAATAAGAGAACCGGGTAAAAGTTTTTCTATAATTTGTTCATTTACACGGTTGTTTCTATCTTGCATAAAACAACCGGGTTTCTTTAACATTTGATACGAGTTTGAGGATAGTGTAGTCATTTTATATTACTTATACTTCTATTTTATTACAACTTAGGTCTAATTCACACTCTAAAACTTGGTGAGCCGAAAAGTATTTAAGAGACTCATACGGTCCCCAAAGTTCAATAACTTTACGCTTTTTATCGTACCACATGTACGAGAGATCAAGGTAACGCGTTAACCAATAAAACTTTTTACCGTTCTTGCCGATAAACTTGAAAATATCATCCTCATTATAGCCAGATACATCAAACTGACTGTAGTGAGCACTTGGTGGGTTGTATGGAGCCATGGTCCTTTTGGTTTGTCTTACTGTTATTAAGCGTCTCTTGTTTAAGCCTTATATGTTTTTGTGTATAGAGTCCTTTTTTAGCTTTCTTATCGTTCTTAGTGACACGAATCTTAAAGGGGTCTTTCATATATTACTTTTTTATTTTTTATTGACCGACTTGGGTCTATTTGGTCTTAAAAAAAGTCCTCTTTGTAACTTTGCCATGGATTTAATAAAGTTAGAAGGTAAAGATATTTTGGTTTTACGTTTTAAACCATTTAACTGTTTCTTCACGGTCTTATTATTAGGTGTCTGTATGCGCGTAGAAGGCATTTATTTATACTAACATTTTTTTTATTTTTTAGCCGATTTTTTATTTTTCACGGGACTATTAAACGCGTTATTTAATTTCCTTTTGAACGACGCTCTTTCCTTCGATGCTTTTGTTTTAATATTATCAAGAGCTTTGCCATATTCTTTATTTACTTTTTTCATATTATTATCTATACGCAAGACTTTCTGTGTAAGTTGTACCTGTCTATTAAAATTATTTTCACGTTTAAGTAATTCCTGTGTATTCAAAAACTCTTGTCTAAGTCTGTAAAATTCCTTTTGTATATTTGATATTTTTTTTTCATCAAACAACCTTGTTGACATTATTAATATACACTCACTTTTTATTTTTTTTAGCTTTTTCATTTTTTTCGTTTTTTTCGAGTAACTTTTTGAATGTATTCGGTACGTTTGTAGTATTATTATTGAATGTCAATTTTTTAACAGTTACATTTTTATTATTAATCATACTCGTACGTGACTTTTTTTTAGCCGGTTGACGAGGTATAGTAGTATTACCAATTTTAAAGTTAAAAAAATCGTTAAATAAACTACCTAAACTTGATGGTAAGGATGACGGTGGAGAATTATTAGCTTTTCGTTTTCCCATATACTATCTATAAATAATATAAATACGACAGTTTCGGATTTATATTATTCATTCTTATAATTTTAATTTTTTTTGTGGTGTTTGACCACCATGTAAAAACTTATTCATCGTTTTTGAATTCTTTGGTGTAGTCAATTTAACTGTACCATTGGTTATTTTTTTCCGCGGTGATTTTTTAGGCGTTCTATTTTTCTTTACTGTTACAAACTCGGTTATATTCTTTTTCGGTTTACTGAGTAACAAACCCATATTATAGTATACCCTGAGATTTTACTTACCTGCACACATACCACAGTATTGCTCCTGTTTTGGGTTATACATTAATGTATAGAGTATTAATAAGGTAAAAGTTGCTGATAACAATATATAAGTGTCTTTCATTTTACTAATACACTATATTAAAATTCATCGTCGAGACTAACATCAGAACCCGAATCGTCACTTTCGTCATCGCTTGGTAATACGTATTCATCATCAGAGTGATCAACGAGTGTGTATGATCCATTTTTAAGTTGTTCATAAAGCCCTGTACTTTCAAGATTAGTTGTATCATAAAATCCAGAAACACTTTCTTTCGGTACGCTTATTAGATCTTCATCAAAATCCCAAACTTCATAACCACAATAATCTAAAATTGAAACTAAATATTCCGAACCCAAATCTTTACGTATTTGTGCAATATTCGAAATATTATCTTCGAATTCAATGTCAACAATTTGATTTTCCATATTAAAAAGTCTACGTTTTAATTCTTAAAGTATATTAAATATGCAAATAAAGAACATTCTTAAAAATAGAGTTATAAACAAAAAAGATGTAGTTATGTTTGACATAGACGATACTCTTATTTTTACAAACGGGGTCGCGAATACAGAAATGATTAATTTATTAAATTATTGTAAAAAATTGGGGTATAAAATTATTATTATAACAGCTAGACCATTTTCAATAGTATCACGTCATTTTACAGTGATGCAACTAAGAAGATACGGTATACTATACGACGAACTTTACTTAACACCCGCAATTAACAAGGGTAATCTGAAAAAACAAACAGGATACAATTATATTTTATCAGTAGGAGATCAGGATACAGATCTAACGCATAGCATGTACGGGATAAAACTAAACGTTCTCTAAGTTTTCCATCTTCTATCACACGTGTGACACGTAACAAACACTGTCATGGGTTCATCAGCGCTACGCGTTTGCATTTGGTAAAAAGTAGTTTTGTATCCTCTACACCGCCCACACTTAAATAGTCCTTTATAGTCTTTATCATGCATATAATTGGACGCATGCTGTTTTTTCATTTCTTGAATGGCTATTTTTTCAGACATTTTTGCGTATGGACCATCTTTCCACAAACCCTGTGGTGATGCATTAATAACCATAGTTGTTTTAAATTCACCACTCAAAATTCTATCTTTGAGATCAGGTGATTTTTTTAGATTATACATTATGCTCAAAAACTTTTGTTTATATCTCTGAATATGTTTACGATTGTCTGCTGCTGGACAATCACCTACTTCCAATGTTCGTCTATGTGCCCAATTGTATGTGTTTATTTCTAAATTTTTAATGATGTTATTATCGATATCTAATTCCATAAAATCAGAATATTTTTGTAACGCGTATTCTCGACTAGATAACATCTTAAATAATTTATATAAATTAATATCGACTTAGGAGTTCCATTTTATTTTTTTTACAGTCAGAAAATGACTCTGGGGAGCACATGTTAAAGGGGTCCGATGTTGTAACTGGTTTATTTCGAGTTTCTCTCCAGGCAGTGTCCAGAACAATGTTAGTGTATAAATCCGACCTGTATAGTATTACGTATACAAGTATAAGAGCAATCGAAAGTTTAAGTAAAGTATTCATTTATTAAAAGCAACTTTTTTTATTCACATAGAATAGATGACGCTTGCTGTTTTAATAAACGAGGAACGTAATGACATAGTAGAAATAGTTATCGACATTTCACCCGAAAAAAATGAAATTTTCAATATTCTAAAAGGTAAGGCGTCATTTATAGGTCAATGGCCTGACGAAGACGTTGTTATACTTAAGTGTTCAGAATCATCAATTGAACTTAACCTAAACCAAAATAGATTACCTAGACCTTTTACAAACATGTTTATATTAGGTAAAATTTTACTTATACGCATGGACGAGTATTCAGAACCACAAGACTTTACACTAAAAGAATACCATAAGTTAACTAGAGAATCGAGACCTAGAACTCGTTCTTATCCTGGCTTAATCAGTCGCCCCTCGAGTCGGAATATGAGCTACTCCTCTGAGAACAGCTTGTGAATATTTCATACATAATTGAAAATGAGACTGTGCCCAATCCATTGGATTATTCATTTTAATACCAAATGGATTTTCATTTACAATTTTCATCATATCTTTACTTTCATTCGCATGGTCTGTTATGTGCAACATAACAGTATCAACTTTTTGTAACCATATCACATGGTCTTCTTTTTTAGGATCAAACTCTTTTACAAATGACATTTATAATATACATACTCACACATTCTTTAACCTTGTATCTAATCTTGATTTATAATATCTATCATCAATTTCACCGTCTATTTTCTGACCAGATAATGATATCCGTAATAAATCGTCCTTATATGCGAAAGTATGACAATAAAAGTAACAGACACCCGTCCCGGTTGACATTTCATCAAGTTGACTCTTTACCATTTCTTCAATGAAAATATATTCCCTTATATTTTCAGATGTTCTTTTCTTGAAATTTATATTAGAGTTTATTCGAGAAACGGGTTGTTCCAAATTCATATCCGGCCATACACCATAGCTTGAACGGTATTTACTCATATAGTCTATACATTGATCAGCAATCTTTTTTTTACTAAAACAAATTATACGTGGTTTACCATCTGGGTCAGTGATTGTTGTATATCCACCTTTCACAATACCTATAAAATGAAACTGCATTCTATCATATCGTATCATAATAATTTAATCTTTATACCTCATCCATAGACTTAGTTGGTTCTGGTGTATTTTCAAGCGACTTCATTAAAGTGTTTCGGGATATATTCATATTTTTAGTGTGCATTTTTAACCCTAACTTTTCACCGCTCGTTTCGGTCGTTTCCGATAACCAACGTTTTAATAAACCTTCCCTATTTTCCATAATACGCGACGCAATGTTTGTTTTACCATTTTCATACAATGCCTCAATAAACGCATCACCAGAACTTGGATTATGTTCATTGGAGAAATCACATAACCAATTGAATTCACTTTTCATGGGTGACGTATCCATTTCATATACTTGTCCTAATGTATATTGTGTAGATCTAAACGTAAAATATTTTATAAGTACAGTATCGACATCGTCGAACGTTTGATCGGAATAATCACTTCCAGATGAACATTTTATACGTGTTTTCACATTTCGTCTTTTTACAGGTTTAATAGTACATGGTAATCTAATACTTTGTAGTATCATATTATTATATTATTAGAAAAAAACCTTAAGTTAATTTATACAGATGAACTTTCCCAAAACTCCCGGACAATGTGAATATTTAAGGGTTATACAGGGGTCAAAACCTATTATAATCACAACCGGTCCAGCAGGTTCAGGAAAAACTATGTTTGGGTGTCAGATAGCAGCAGAAAAATTAGTAAATAAGGAGTGTCAACGTCTCATACTCACAAGACCAATAGTTGCAGCAGATGAAGATATGGGATATTTACCAGGTGAAATGGAAAGGAAAATGGAACCATGGACGAGACCTATGATGGATGTTTTTGAAAATTATCTTACACGTAACCAACTTGAAAAACATGTGTGTATAGAACCTTTAGGGTTTATGAGAGGTCGAACGTTTAACAATTCGTTTATAATTGCGGATGAAATGCAGAATAGTACACCTAACCAAATGAAAATGCTTTTAACGAGATTGGGAGATAATTCTAAAATGATCGTTATGGGTGACCTAAAACAAAGTGATTTGGGTCCAAAAAATGGTCTGGCTGATCTTATTAAACGAATAAAATGTTTGGAATTAGAATATATCGAACATGTCATAATGAATGATGAAGACATTTTGAGACATCCTGCAGTTGCTGAAATTTTGAAATTGTATTAAGACCCAAGAACATTGTTTTTTAATTTTTTAATCCGTTCCTGCACAGCTTTTATCTTGTTTTGGTATTCAGAAAATTCTTCTTTATGAAGTATAACCCATTCATTCATCTGTTTGAGTACTTTTTTGTTATGAGAATACCAAACTATTACCTCTTTACTTATCTTATCACAGGCTGTATATTCATCCATAACAGATTTTGAACAATCTCGACCCATTTGACAATATCTTAAAATGTCTTCTAATTCAGCCATATTATCAGTATTAGACGTACCAAGATCATCTATATATTCAATTTCAACACCGAGCATTATACTATCATTATATTATTTTTTAATTAATATAACTTATAGAATAAAATTTTAAAATATTAAATGAAAACAATACTTAGTTTTACCACTATACCACCCAGATTCAAGTACTTAACCAATTATATAGAAAATTTAAAAAAACTTGAAAATTTTGATGAAATATGGGTTAATATACCTAAAAAATACAATAGATTTCCAGATTGGGATGGTATATTTCCATACAAGGAACTAGGTAAAAATATAATTTTAAATTTAGATTGTGAGGACTTGGGACCCGGAACTTCGGCTTTTGCTCCTATTATTAAAAAAAGTGATGCTGATATACTCATAGTTGTTAACGATGATACGATATACCAAACAGATTTAATAGTTCATCTATTGGAAAATTTTAATGTAAACAAACCTAAAAGTGCATGGGGTTTATCGGGTTTTAATTTTGATACATACTTCAAAGGACAATACCCGAGAATTCATGTAGAACCATCCGTTGACGTTTTAGAGGCTTATGGTTCATGTCTGTATAGAACAGATTGGCTTCGAAATATACTTCCCGAATTTAGGGAATTGTTAAGTATTACATGGAATGATGACATGTTGATATCAAACTTACTCGAAAAACGAGGTATTAAAAGAAGAACTATTTTTACGGAAGAATGTAATCTAGGTAAATTAAAACAATTGGAATATGGATTCGACGAAAATGCACTTCACCACGTTGCAGCAAAGGATTCAGATACAACTGAACAAAGTCATACCTTAAATAATATGAAAATATTGAAAGATTTAGAAAAGATAAATAAAAATTATTTTTCTTTCAAAACGTTAAGCATATCATACGCAATAACTGTGTGTAACGAATCAAATGAATTATATTCACTCATTTCATTTCTAAAAAAAGTAAAGGAACCAATTGATGAAATAAACGTACTCGTTGATAGTAAAAATGTCACAAAAGAAGTACGTGATGTATTAAAAACTTTTGAAAAAAATATAAGTGTTTCCGAACGCTCTTTTTGTGGTAATTTTTCTGATCATAGAAACTTTCATAATAGTGTTTGTAAAGGAGATTACATATTTGTTATCGACGCGGATGAAATGCCACAGGAATTATTTATTAAAAATATCAAATCTGTTATATGTGAAAATAAATGTGAACTCATATACATACCAAGAATTAACATATGTCCCGGGTTTACGCATAAATGGTTAGAAAAACTTAGTTTTAAAATAAACAATTGCGGTTGGATAAATTGGCCGGATTATCAAGGACGAATTTATAAAAATACACCAGAAATTAAATGGACTAAGGGATTACATGAAATAGTTACAGGTACGAATGAAATATTAAAAATAAGTGAATCACCAGAAATAGCCCTATATCATATTAAAACAGTTGAAAAAATGACTAAACAAGATGAATATTACAGAACTTTACAAACTTAAAGCTATAAATCAATATATTTATAAAAATATGTTTTGGCCCTTGATGAAAAGTGCTATTACTGATTCCGATAAGATAAAACTTATCGAATTCATAGCATCAACCGATAAATTTACCTGTGGTGAAAAAGTTGCAGAGTTTGAAAAAAACTGGTGTGAATGGCTCGCATGTAAACATTCTTTATTCGTTACATCCGGTAGTACAGCAAATATACTTCTTTTATCAGCTGTAAAGGAACTCTATAAAATACCAAATGGTTCTAAAGTACTCGTACCTGCTTGTACATGGGTTACAAATGTGTCACCGGTATTCCAATTAGGTCTCGAACCAGTTTTTTGTGATATAAACTTAAAAGACTATAGTTTTGACACAGAAAATTTACCGAATGACGAGGATATAAAAATAGTATTCGTAACTCATTTACTCGGATTCAATGCACCCATAGATAAACTAAAAGAAAAGTACCCCAAAGCTATATTTTTAGAAGATATATGCGAATCTCATGGGATAAAAGAACCTTCTGGTAGAAAAAGGGGACACGGTACAGGTTCAACATTCAGTTTTTATTTTGGTCACCACATGACTACAATCGAAGGTGGTATGGTATGTACAAATAATACCGAACTTTATGAACTCATGAGACTCAAAAGGAATCACGGATGTGCGCGTCACCTTTTACCCGAAAATTATGATAAAGTTACATCACAATATCCGGATATAAATCCAGCTTTCTTGTTCTTAACCGACGGGTACAATTTCAAAAATACTGAAATAAACGCAGTTTTAGGAATCGAACAACTCAAGCGTCTCGACGAGAATATTCAAATACGTAAAGATAATTATGAATATTTTATTAAAAAGCTTATTCAGTACGAGGACTATTTTCATATACCAGATACCAATAGTTCAAATAGTTCGTTTGCATTTCCAATTATATGCAAGAATAAAGATAACAGACCCGACGTTATAAAGGGTTTAGACGATTTGGGTGTAGAACATAGACCAATTGTTTCGGGAAATTTATTGAAGCACCCATTTTTACATAAATGGAAACATACATGCACGGCACCCAACGCTGATATACTACACTATAATGGTGTATATATTGGAAATAGCCAATTTGTTACCAAATATATGATAGAAAGATTATTTACATCTGTAATCGAAAGCTTAAAGTTATAAAAATATATTTACATAAAATGTCAATAACAATTCTACACCATCTAGGTTTAGGTGATCAAATAATGCTTAATGGAATGGTAAGACATTTTGCAGAAACTAATCACGTAAATCTTTTTATTAAAAGTACACACGAAGAATCGGTAAAATTCATGTATAGAGATATATGTGATAAGGTTACACTTATACCACTGGATAATACAAACCCAAACGAAATTCGTTCTAAAATACCAAAAAATAGTAAAGTTATACCACTCGCAACGTATGGTATGAATGATACTATATGGTCTTCTTATACAAATTCAGTTAACTGGGCTCATGGTATTTACCTACAGGCAAAAGTAAACCCGTTATACATGTACTCAAAGTTCAAGGTTATGATAGATAGCTCTATACAAATAACACCACCCACGAAAGATTATATATTTGTTCACGACGACCCGGAAAGAAATAGGTATATAAACGTGGAGACCGACAAGTTTATATACAAACCTCATGCTAAACTAATAAACGAAAAAGACGAATTTTTCCAGTGTGATAACCCTAATATATTTAGTTATATTTGGCTAATCGAGAACGCTAAGGAAGTGCACTGTATGAACAGCTCGTATAACTGGATGATTGAGTTAATGAAATTGGGTAATAAAAAAACTAATTTTTTTCATACGAATGTTGCACATCTATACTATACACCTGATATCGTAAAAACGGTGTTTAGTGATCAGGTTTGGACTTTTGTAGATTAGTAACTCTTTTCTTCAATGATTTCAGAACCAGTTTCTATATTTATCAGTTTTTTAATACGTGCACGCTCGTCATTAAATATATGAATGTTTCTAGCACATTTAATGAAATCTGGAGGTGGATTGTCCATGCCCATTTTTCGTATTGATTCTTCACAATCCCATATCTTCACATTTACATCTTTCATGGATCCCTTATGTTTAGTATCAAACTCAAGTTTACATAATATATCGAGTTCATTCTTAATATTTTTTAATTTATTTTTATCGTTTATTCTATCCATTTTAATTTCAAGGATAGTAATCTTATCTATTAATTCACCCTTTGAAATATCAACTTTCATTTAAAGATATTATACCCTTACTCTTTAAATGAATGTTGCCATAATAACAGGGTATCTAGGACAGGATGGTAAATATCTATCAAAGTTTTTACATAGGAAAAAATACACTGTCGACGGTTATAAAATAAACGTATTAGATAAAAAAAAGTTTTATAAACTTTTATTGAAATACAAGGATTTTGAAAATATTGAAATATACAACTTAGCCGCTAAGGTAAATACAGGTCTAAAGGTAAATAACACGGTAGAAACGTTTCATGTTAATTCCATTGGTATACTCACGATTCTAGAAGTCGTAAAAGAATTAAAACTAATTGAAAAATGTAAAATATTTCAGGCATCTTCTTCGGAAACTATACATAATCCAGATACCATTTATAGTATTTCAAAAATATCTGCAGATCTGATTGTAAAAATGTATAGAAATGTACACGGGTTTCATATATCTTCGGGTGTATTATTCAGTCACGAATCTCCTTACAAAAGTGAAAAATTCGTAACACCAAAGATAATAAATGGTTTAAAAAAAGTTATGATAGGTGAAATTGAACACGTCGAAGTCGGTAATATTGACACATACAAGGATTGGGGACATGCCGAAGATTATGTAGAAGCTATGTGGTTAATACTACAAGATAAAGAACCAGGTGATTATGTAGTATCGACAGGACAGAAACATACAATACGAGAAATGATAGAACTCACTTTGAAAATTATGGGTAAACAAATAACATGGAAAGGTAAAAATATAAACGAAGTTGGTATAGTTGATAACAAAATTGTTATAAAGGTATCTAATAAGTTTTATATACCATGTAAAAAAGAAACAGGGCTAAACGAATTTGACGCGTTCAAACGGGTAAATAATTGGAAACCAAAATATAATTTAGAGAATATTATTTTCTCAGTCTACAATAAAAAATGAGTAACGAAACACCAAGTTGGAAATTGGTAGGTATGACGGTCGTGCTGGCGGGTATATACGCAACTATATCAGGTGTCGGTATAAAAGTTTTCGAAAAATGTGATGCGATACAATCGAGTGAAAAGTGGCAAAATATTAAAATGTATTTGAGTCATACATTAACTTTAGGTATAGCTATACCATTTGTTTTATTGGTCCAAAAAGTATTGGGTGCATCTACACAAGAAAAAATGATAGCATCCATGTATTGTATCATGGGTTTCATCGGTTCAGCCATGTCTTTAGCTCTCGCACAAGAATGCCCAGATAGTGATAAAGATCAGGCGGCTAAGGGTATGGGTGCATTTGGTATAGTTATTTACCTTCTTGCAGCCATCGGTTCCGCACTTTTCATTTTCAAAAAGAAGGATGGTAATATGGCTATTTAAAATAATTAAATAATATATATGGAACTATGCGAATCCATACATTTGATGCTAATGCTCTTGGCTCACGTGATGCGTGAGGCAGGAACATTTAGTCTAAATGAAAAAATAAAAATGATTAATTTCTTGGTATATATTTTATCAAATACAGATATTGGTATGTTAGACACCGGCAATAGCAGCTATAACCAGTCCCGAAAAGCATGCCATGAAAAAACGCCCTGTATTAATTGAAGTAAATTTTTCAAAATCCTCCTCTGATAACTTACCAACGGCATTTGTCATGGTACCTATGGCTATCAAAGTAGAACCAGCACCCAGTATAGCACATGGTAAATACTGTGTTTGTTCAATAACATTCAAGCCCGTAAGTCCCCAATTAGATCCACCAAGAATCGTTCCATACATTGCAGCACGTCCATTAACTGCTTCGACATATTTCCAATTTACAGAGGCGTGTGTTTTGAATCTCGAAGAGTTACGTTTTGTTAGTTTAATAGGTAAACGTGTATTTGTTATAGATTGCATTTTATTCTTTTTTATTATCTTTTTTTTCCTTTAATATCCTTTGTAAAATATATAAACCGATAAATAAACCAGCTGTTGAATAAGCGACTGAAAAGTTGGCACCTTTTCTATATTGATAAATTATCCAAAGTACACTGGCAATTATACCAGCTACAACATAATTTACACTATAATAAGAAATATCTTCGGTATTGATTAACTTGTTTGTTAACATTATCATCTGAGCTAAACCAATAACTATAGCAGCAAACGCAATTTTATCGTCTGTGTTCATTATATTAATTAAAGAAATTAATTTATAAATCTATATAAAATGTCAACACCACCGGAAAAGATTGTATCAAACTATGATTCTAAATCTAAAAAGTCTAAAGAAGTCGCACAAGAAATGAGGAAAATTGTCGAAAGATATAAGGGTAAACGTATCACGAAAGAGAACGTGTGTATTCTAGTATCGACACTTATGCTCCAAGCTCAAAATCTTAAATCTATGTCGGGACCAAATAAGAAAGAACTCGTCATGGATTTGATCTTTTCCATTATTGAAGAAATCGATGAAGGTGATACTGATACTGAATTCGAAACACTTTTAAAAGCTATGGTACCTGGTATGATTGATAGTTTTGCGGTCATGTTAAAAACAAGTGCTGGGTGTAAAAAATTGTTTGGGTGTTTCAAATAATTAATATAACATAAAGTTTTTATTCGTATATTAAATACAAATGAAATTTCCAAATTTAGAAACAATGGTAATGTACGGAATTTATACCGTTAAGGATCTAATTATGTATTCTCAAAACAAACTCGTCAAACGGAAAGTTAAAACGTTAAACGAATGTGTACATTGCTCTTTTGTGTATTGCGGAAATGTATGTAATAATTGTAACGATATTAAAAATAATTCGCTCGTATAACTAAATGTCATTCACAATAGTGACAACTTATACTACCAAATTATCAAAAGTTACTAAAAGTGATTGTATATGTTGCGCAGAAAGACGTATAATAACTAATTTAAAACGTGAATTTTTAAAAAAAGGATACAAAAATCATCAATTTGCATATTGGTTTAACAGAAAATGCGGAACTTTAGTGATACGTCGAGAAACCAGTTATGGTGACGGTATATCACTACCGTGTGTTTTATGTAGAAAAATTATAGAAAAATATGATATAAAATGGATTGCGTATGATGGTACGAAATGGATAAATTCTTATAAAGATATACACTTACCGAAATCTGTTCCGACTAATAAACAAAGGCGTAAACTAGGATTTGGGTTTAATAACTAATCCTAAAACTGATTCTAAATTATTTTCGTTTCGTTTGAGTGGCTTTTCCCTTTTCAAACGTAATGTTTCATTTTTACCCGTTGCTATTTTAATATCGTTCATCTTCTTTGTATTATCGTGTATGGGTATAACTATATCACGTACAGGTTCAGTTTCAATTTTTTTAGGTATTTCTGTATCAACCACATTGTTTTCTCTAAACTTTTCTATACTCATATCACCACCGAATTCTATCAATTTCTGTCTTGGTGGTGCTTTTTTTATTGTTCCTATCTTGTTGAAAAGTTTTCGACGCATCATAACCATATTTCCGCATATAAGACCACCCCGGTTACAACCATACTTATCTATTGCGTATGTTTTCATACAACTCCACGAACAGAAGGTACCCGATGTATAAAACTTATTACGCCGTTCATCGTGTTTATATGGCATACTCAAAGGTATACCCTCGAATGTATGACAACACCACCAACACCACATTCTTATACACATATCGAATGTTTTTTCTTTAAATAACTATCAAGCCCATTGCCATTAGTATTGCAATAATACAAGAAGATGAAGATGATAGTATATGGAACATACGTTTTTCGTACCACTGATCGTGTTTTTGTCCTTCGACCGCAAATATTTTTTCAAAAAGTTTGGTTTCTTTAGTTGCATCGTCAATAAATATTTTTTCGGGTGTTCTTTTACCTATATCACCATCGAATAACATTTCACCCGATTCGGTAAAGCTACACTTTTGCGTAACCGAATAATCGCTATCTATCAAGTCACCTTTTATTTTAGTATTATCTGTACAAACACTGTATGATGCATTACACCCGTTTTCCCACCCGGTTGGTTGGTACCTCGAGGAATCACACACATTTTGGTGACACTTACGTCTATTTTTAAAGAACCTTCTATCACGATCCATCAAACTACCCTCAATTGCTTTCCACAGGTCTTCAGTTTCTGCACACCCGGGATATTCAGATTGTTGGTCACCCTTATTCGTACAAAAATCAAGGTCGACCGCATTGGCACACCCACAAAATTGTTTTTTTCTATTATCGTCAATTTTACAATACGCACTCGCAACGAGTTCAAAATCATCATACGCTCTACATATAGGTTTTTCTATATCTGAACCAGGATTATCACCTTCTTTTGGTCCTCTACAATATACATCGCCAAGACTTTGATCTGTCGCTAAACACGTTAATGGGACATCCTGCCCCTCAGCGTTTTTCATATCCCCTACACCAACTATATGATTTATTCTACTATTTATATCAGCATTACAATACTTCTTTACTAATTTTCCCCAATCACCTTTGAATTCGGGTTTTTTATGTAATCTTTCTATAGCCTGTCTATCGTATATAAACCTAAAAGTATCCGTTTTTATCCATCCAGATTTACTTTCAATCGCCTCTGGACAATATTTTTCTATAATTTTTCCTTTATTACTCACAAAATCAAAGTCATAAAAACTGTGTTCGGTCGTAGTAGGTATATACTTATCTATATATACTTGATCATCTGTTGGTTCCGCGGCAAAATGTTCTTTTTTTATGTAATAATTATTAAAGAAATTAAATGGAATTATATTTTTCCACCCACGACCAAAATTAGGTGTAAGTATCATGGTTTCTTTACCATCTTTACCCAGACCCGTAAGATAAAGAACGGCACGATCGGCGGTAAAATTTTCTGTATGCATAAAAATCGAATCTATTTCATTAGGACCCCAACCATCACAATCAGTACTCGTCCTTAGAGCAGATCCATCCATTTCCATTTTTCGACCTTTAATATACGGAAACGAAGCGTTTATCGTAGATCCACCAGAAGCATGGTGTTCCATTGGGTGTGCAGCTGCATTAAAAGCTGCTTTTTCACTTTTGTGATTAAAAACATAACCACCGTCGGGGTGATCTTCACGGCTACAACCGCCTCCCATTGTTTATTACTATAGATTATATATTATTTGTAATAAAAAATGTTATTTTTATAAAACGATTACACCGAGTCCGAGTAAAGATACAAATACTATTACCAAAATAATTAACATTATTTGTATGTACCGTTTTTCGTATATTTTTTTATCTTTATCTTCATCAAATTTAAATACTTTTTCGATATTTTCCGATACCTTTCTTTCCTTTTCTTTATCGTCAGCCTCACCTGGTGTATAATCAGTCGTACCTATAGTAGTTGATAATGGATTTCCTTCGGTGTTTTCATCGTTACAGTGTTGGTTAACTTTTACGTTACTCCCTAAAATTGCACCACCGACTTTAAATTCACTATTACATATAACAACCGATTTGTTACAGTTTTTATCCCATATACCTGGTATGTATCGATTACCCGCACACACACTTTTCCAACACGGACGCATACCATCGAGTTGTTTTCTTTGTTCACTAGTTAAATTATCTTTTAATTTATTTGCGAGGTCTAACGTTTCATTACACCCTGGTATATTCGGATTGGTATCACACCGACCTTCTACCATTGTATTATAACACGCACACCAATCGTTTTGCATACCTTCTGACGAATCACAATATTTCATGGCATTGGCATCAAAATATTCTGTTTGACACTCACCCGAAACCACGTGAGGTATTACAGAACTGTCATAGGTCCATTGATTTTCACACGTCGCCATTTCTATGTATAAATATTTTATTTAAACAACACTAACTACCATGAACCCACCAATACCCATACATAACATGGACGAAAGTGTTGATATGTACCTAAAATATGTTTTTTGAACGAGACTTTTTTCCTTATCTTCTTCAAACTTGAATATCTTTTCGACGAACGTTTCTTTAGCTATTTCACTCGAACTCGTAATAACAGGATCAGGTACTTGATCACTCTTAATTTGACAATTTTGGTTTATAGATACATTACTCCCTATTATATTACCACCTACGTCAAAACTAGAATTACATATTAGTACGTTTCTATCACAGTTCGCGTTATAATTTTCCGGTCTATACTTGAAACCAACGCACGAATTACCAATACATTGACGCATACCTTCGAACTGTGCCTTATCCTTTTCGGATAAGTGTGTATTCATATCACTCCAAACAGTTTTTGTTTCACTACACCCTGGTAAATCTGGTTTAGCATCACACTTATTTGCCATTATGTTATAACAACTACACCATTCGTCATTCATACCGAGGTTGTCACCGAGATCACTTCTATTACAATACTTTTGACCCAACAAATGGTAAAAATATTTATTGTACCCACCTAATTCGGGAGACGTGTGTCGACAGAAGTTTTCATCTGTTTCTTCATTATCATTTTTAATCCTTTTACCTTCCACACAAGTTACCATTTTGGCTAAATGTTCATCTTTTGTTATATTAGACATACTAATATCCACTTACATTTTATTTTTCCCCATCACCATAAAAAGTCCACCTGCACATAACAAACACGAAGCTATTGAAGTTATAGTATAACCAACTATATACTTCGCATCTTCATCATCCGTACTCCATCGTCTAGGCCATGATTTGATTGGTGTCTTACTAAGTACCCCTTGGTCAAAGGGTGGTTCACGTTTTCTATTTTTATTACGTTCGTACCTCGATCTACCCAAACTTTCACCCGTTCTCATAAAATCAGGGAGGTCCTCTTCGCCAGAGTGACACTTTACTAAAAGTTGTGCATTTGAGAGAAGACCTATATCAACGTCTTCTCCACATATTCTATACGTTGGTTTACACTGATCTTGATAATTTTTTGGTAAAAACCCATTCGAACACGTTCCCGGTCGACACACCATATTTTGACGCAAAATGTCATATTCTTCGGCACTAAAGAATTTTTTTTGACTTTCTACATTGTTTCGCGCAGTTCGACACCCAGCCGCGTCTAAATTCGTTTCACACACACCGGTATCTAAATTGTAACATTTACACCAATCTTGTCGCATACCACCTTGTTTTGCATCTTCACCGTCTCGTTTACAATACGAAATACCCACGTCGTTATAATCATCTTCACCGAGCTTGTCTTTAGAACAATTATCAGTATCTGTTACTATATTATCCTCAAGTTTACAATACTCTTTTCGAGCATCCGGGTTTCTGTCCTTACACATACCATTACCAATACTCGCTTTAAAGTTTTCTGGTTTCGCACAGAAATTATCCGCCATTTCACCCCACTTAAACCCATTACTACAATTTTCCATTGCGTATAAACCCGTTAAAAGTTCAGATGTTATATCTGCACCGTTATGTGTCTTTGCCATCTCGAAACAACCACATTTTTCATCAGTAGTCCAATCATCTGTATAACCAGACTCATCACCCTCGTTACACTTATTGAGGGCTTTTCCCGCCCAATCATTTATACAAACCTGCTGATTATAATCTTCTCCGAGCCAACAATTCCCACCAATGTCTGGTCTACTGGCTTTGCAGTTTAGACAATCTCTGTCCTGACAAGATAAAGTGTTTACAGTATTACTTGCTAAATAACCATCAATAGTAGATTTCATTGCAGATTGACTACTCGCGTTGTTCGAGTAATCTTTTACTAGTTCACCCCAATCGTTTGTTCCAGCTGATTTGAATTTTTTACCGTATACGCGGGACCAATCAACATTTTCAGCATAAAATTTATCCTTGTTTGTTTTATCTTCACCTTCTGGAACTTTTAAGACGTCCGGTAAATCATATGGATCCTCTTTTTTATATGAACATGAAACACATCTTCGACTATGACAACTAGTTCTCGATTCGTCTATCATACTTTATTATTATTACATTTTATTTTTTTCTCAGGCAACTATAAACATGGGTGGAGGCGGAAGTCAAACTATCGAGCAAACATTTAATTTGAGTGCTGTAAATAAATCCATTTACAACCAAGTTACAAAAAATACACAAAAAGTCTCCGGTTCGCAAACAAATATTCAAAAAATGACCCTAAATATAGGTGGGTCAATGATCGATTGTCCTTATACATCGTCACAAAAACTCGATGCGGATATGCAGGCAGATGTTGAACAGATACCTAATACTATATTAGCAATGAAAAATGAAATTTCCGCAGAAATGCAAGCAGGTGCATCTGCAGCTATGGAAAAATCAACACAGGCTGGTAATATGCAAATTGGGGATAAACAGAATTTACAACAAAGCGTGAATATGGAAATCCAGAATATTGTTGATACAACGATTACAACAGAAAATTTAACAGAACTGATAATGGAACAAGTTAGTATCCAAAGCGATACGATAAACATTGGCGGTGATTTAGATTGTATGGGTAAACCATTTGACCGAACACAAAACTTAACGGCTTCTTTAGCAGCTAAATCGGTTCAAGAAGCACTCACGGATGCCTTGATTGAAAATAAGGTTACCAGTGGTATGGTTGCAACACTCGATGCCGAAGTAAAAAGTAAAGCCGGTGGCTTTGCCGAAATGATTAGTGCGGCAACAGGTCCAATGATGGCGAGTGCAATTGCATCCGTTATTGGTATTGTTATGGTAATGTTATCGGTAGCTATCGTTGCCATGTCACCAGCGGGACAAGGTGCCATGAATAAAGCATCGAGCAAATATATATAGGTATTTAAAGATATAAATTTTCTTTATATTAATGATTTTAAGTATAGACGTCGGTATACGCAACCTTGCGATGTGTATGCTCGATGAAACGTCCAATCTTATTGTTCAGTGGGATGTTTCCGGAGTACCCCCTGAACATAAAGACGGCTTATTCGTTTCGCTACGAAACCATTTAGATGAAAAAAAGTGGATTTTAAAAGCAGATACGGTTCTTATCGAGAAACAACCCGATAAAAATAGGAAAATGAAAATGGTTGAACATTTTTTACACGCTTACTTTATTATTCGGAACCCTAAAGCCGAAACGATCATTTACGATGCACGTTTCAAAATACCCGACTTTGCAGGACCGGGTAAAGTTATGTATAATAAACGTAAAAAAGCGTCGATAGAAAGGTGTCAACAATTCATTTGGAACAATACAGTTAATGCACATTGGATACCAATATTCAACGAATCCAAGAAAAAAGACGATCTTGCCGATACGGTCATGCAAGCTATTAGTTTTACGAAACGCATTGAACCCATGCAAAGCGTTTCGAAAAAGGATAAAAAACTCGTTCCAAGAAAACCTAACGAGAACCAAAAACGAACCCGATACTCAAAATCAAATTTAGCTTATATTTATAAAAATAGAAAGAAAGATGAAGATCTTGAAAAAAGTAAAAGGTTTATGAAAGATCTAAAGCGGTACTATAAAAATATAGACGATTTAGTACACGATTTAAACAAATAAATACATACATTCCGGTCGAGATTCGGGTGTGCACACATACCCAACCTCGTCTCTCAGAAAATCGGGTATTTTACTCTTTTCATAATCACCTATTTCAATTAATAATACCGGTTTATGTTTTTTTAGTATACTAATAGAACCACGTAAAACATTCATCTCTGCACCTTCAACATCCATTTTGATTAAAGAAGGAGTACCTTTATACACGTTATCAAGAGTATCCGTAATTGCGGTAATCGTACTATTCATATCGTGATGTTCGTTCGGAAACATTGTGGTACCACCATAGTTTATCATATCGTTTTCAACGGGTTTAGGAATATACATTTCAATCTTTTCACCGATCGTATCTGATAATGCACACGGGTTCATGGATACTTTGTTTTTTAAATCGTTTGATTTTAAGTTTAAATTAGCAATCTCAAAGAAAACTGGTTCGAATGAAACAACTGGTCCGTAATCGGAAAACATGAGTGTATTATACCCTATATTAGCACCTATATCAATAATATCCGTACCAGGTTTATAATATTTTTCCACATCGTATCGCATCCAACCATCCCACTCGTACCCCTGTTTTAATGTGTTACCTATATACTGATCATTTGATATCGTATTTAAGTTATACTTACCGTTATTAAATCGTTCAACAGTAATTTCCATTATATATAATAGTATTATATCTTTATATCTAACGACTTCTTGTAGGTATATTTATAGGACTAGACTTAGAACTAGTACTACCGCTATTACTATTATTATTTGATTTATTTTTTACATTTTCGATTTTTAATACCCTTTTAATAACATTAACCATCCCAGTTACCGTATTTTTATTATGTAATTCTTTTATATTAGTATTAGTAAACTCGGAAACTCTTTTTCCAAAGTGATTAATCATATTTTGACCAGGTTTTCCGAATTTTCTTAATTTTTCTTTTATATTTTTTATATGCATCTGACGAGTCTCGTATCTATTTTTGTTATTTTTAATATTTTGTGTTAATTGAGATTTAACAACCATTTGTATAACGTGAGAATTTTTTAACGTAAATTCTTATCGGCTGTATAATACGTCTTTCCCTTAACAACAAAACTGTGTACGCGCGCATACGCCCACGCTTGTGGACTCGCACCTGGTCGGTGTCCCGTTCGCCAAGCGGCTAATCCACGGTCGTAGACTGTTTTAAGAGTTCGTAAAGGTATACCCGTCACTTTAGATATATCTTTGAGTTTTGTTATACCGGGGTATTTTTTACGAAACTTTGCTGTGTAGCTAGACGTTTTCGTAACCACTTTCTTATCGGTTTTAAATGGTCTGTAATCTTTTTTTAACATCTTTTTATACCGCGTTTCAACTTCTTTCAGGGAAGAAAGTCCCCTGAAATATTTAAGAGGTGCGTATATTTGACCCCGAGTTTTACGTACCTGTGTAATCTTTTTACGAATATCACTATCCGTTAACATACTTATACTATAACAAGAAAAATAAAAATGTTACCGAATAATAAGTAATATAATGTTTTCACTTTCCACAGTAACCACAACGTTTGCTTCAACGCAAAAAAAATTTAAGAAGTTTGGTAAAAAACTTCGTAAACAAAGAGACGGTGAAGTTGATTCTATAAAAGATAAATTAAAAGATATCGCTAAAGATGAAGTCGAAAAAACAAAAAGTTTATTTGAAAAACATAAGGAATTTTTCAACGATAAAAAAGCATCTGAAAAAGCATCACCGGAAACAACAGCTATCGATTTTTACGAAAAGCCCTAACTGCTAAATCAAGACTTATTAAAGTTAAAAATGCAGAAAGTTCTTTATAATTTTCCAACAAGTTACCTGCAAATACAGCTAATAAAACACTGTATTGCACGTACCTCATTTCTTTTCGTGATTTTTCCATAGATCTTTTCATGGAAGCGCGCGATTTTTCCATACCCAAAAGGGCTGTACTTATATTCTTTATACGACTAGGCATCTCAGTAGCGGTTGAAAACATACTTCCTATATCTATAGCATCAGAAACCTGTTCTCTTAATATAGGTTCAAGATATTCGATATATGTAAAATCGCGGTCAAGTTTTATACACGTTCCTTCTATCGTTGAGAAAGTTTTAGCCAGATATACAAATGCAGTTGGTATTATAAAAGGTTTTTCTTGTGCTAATTTTAAAAGATTGTCATCTTGTAATATTTCATTCTTAAGATTTTTACCATCGAGCGTTTCTAAATAGTTAAGTGTCGTTTTAAAAAAGAGTTCTATGTCACTGGTATCTGATGTTGTAGGTAAAATAACTTCTAAACGAATAAGTACATTAACTATACCCTTTGTATCCTTATTTATTATGTGTATAAATAGTTCATTAAACCCCTGACGCATTTCATCGGAAATATCAATAACGAGACCAAAATCATAGAAAACAAGTTTTCCGTCACTTGAAAACCCCAAATTACCGGGGTGTGGATCAGCGTGAAAAAAACCCTTATCCATCGTCTGGATTACGTAAGAGTTTATAAGAGCTTCACAAACTTTCTTACGATTAACATTTGGATCTGTTATATCGTTAAGTTTTTCGGAAGCTATATATTCCATAACAATCATATCGGGTGTACAGAGTTCCATATAAACTTTAGGTATCTTCATCCATTTCACATTTTTTAAAGATTTTCTAAATTTTTTAGCATTCAAAGTTTCTTTTTCGTAATCAGTTTCAGCTAATAAGTAATCTATAGATTCATCTAGAACATATCCTGTATTTGTACCTGTATCTATACCAATTTTCTCGAGTAAATTAACTATATCTTTAATATTATCCGTATCACTTTTCATTGTTTCGTATATTTGAGGACGTCTAAGTTTAACAACAACATTCTCACCCGTTTGTAAAGTTGCTTTGTGAACTTGTCCTATACTTGCAGATTTAAAAGGTTCGTTTTCAAAATATGAAAATGTACCAGAATTTACGTGCGTTTCTATCATGTCTATAATTTTTTTCTCTTCTATCGGAGGTACGTTATCCTGTAAAGATTCCAATTCCCTGGTAAATTCTAATGGATACAAATCAACTCGTGAAGATGCAATTTGACCCAATTTTATAAAAGTAGGTCCAAGTTCGACGAGTTGATCACGAGTCCATGAACCAAATTTTACCTGGTCTTTTTGAAACTGTTTTCGTATTAAAAATTCACCTGCAAACTTCCATGTTTTAGATTTATGTTTAGATGGTAAATTTAATTTAGGAGTTATATTTAACGCACATAGCGCCATCTTAATAACTACATACAAAAAAAATACTTATAGTTTTTAAACTATTATACTTATAAATGTTAACTATACAAGCAAATGTCTACGAACCTATGTACGAGTATAATGATAAAAAGTATATCAGAGTTACCGTACCCGATAAATTTAGAGAATACGTCGAAAAATCGCACGAACGGAAATCAAACGTCATACTCTACAAAAATAAGGTTGATAACCCACTTGAAGGAAACGTTCTGAAACTAAAAGTACCCTTTAGATACCGTAGAGTCATGTGTAATGTGGAGGGCGATAAACCTGTTCAATCAATGGAAAGAGGTGACCGTGTTTTAATCGAAATACAATTTAATGGTGTTTGGAACACTCACGAACACAGTGGCTATTCATGGGTATTGAAGTATATAAAGTTTTTAAACTAATACTATTTAAATGAGTCTCACACGTTCAGGGTATATAACAGATGATTCGAATGATGTAAAAAAAGAACTTACGGTTCGTGCCGTAGTAAACACAGAATTTGGATTCCCACCACCACCTTTTAAAGTATTCAGAAAAACAAAATCGGGTATATGTGTTCCTCGGTTTTATGGAGAAGATAAATTTGGACCCCCGAAAGAAGATCGTCGTCCCGAACCAGTTAAAATATCATGTAAGTTTAATGGAAAATTACGTGACGAAACACATCAAAACGATGCTTTGGGTGCAGCGCTCAAAGCCGGACACGGCGTACTTTCACTTCCTTGTGGCTTTGGGAAGACGACAGTATCCTTGGCTATAGCGTGTAAATTAGGATACCGGACCATGATTGTTGTCCATAAAGAATTCTTAGCAAATCAATGGCGCGAACGTATTCAACAGTTTTGTCCAGGTGCTTCTATAGGAATAGTACAACAGGATAAAAAAGAAACGGAGTGTGATTTTGTAATTGCAATGCTCCAATCTTTATCACTCAAAGAGTATTCATTTAGTGATTTTGATTCGATAGGTACACTCATTGTTGACGAAGCTCATCATATATGTGCAAAAGTCTTTTCACAATCTCTATTCAAAATGTGCCCGAAACACATTTTTGGGTTATCGGCGACACCGACCCGAAAAGATGGTCTGACGAAAGTTTTACACTGGTTTATGGGACCAACATTTTTTGAAGCCGAACGTAAAAATCAGGAACAAGTCGAGGTTTTTCCGATAGAATATAAGTGTGATAGATTTCAAGACCCACCACCGTGTACGCGTTTTGGTAAATTGTCACTCGCGACCATGATTACAGAGCTTACCGAAGATCGAGGGAGAAATATAGTTATTCTAAAACTCGTAAAAGATATAGTAAAAACAACACGTCAAGTTCTCGTTTTAAGTGATCGTCGTCATCATTGTGAAGTCATGCACCAAAGTTTTAAGAAAACGTCGGGTTTATACATGGGTGGTATGAAAGAAGCCGACTTAACAGAATCGAGTAAAAAACAAATCATATTTGCAACGTTTAGTCAAGCACATGAAGGTCTTGACATACCTACCCTCGATACAGTTATTTTGGCGACACCCAAATCGGATATCGTTCAATCTATAGGAAGAATCATGCGCGAAACGAAAGGTAAGAAGAATAATCCACACATTTATGATATATTCGACCAATGGTCGATATGTCATGCCATGTATAAAAAACGTTTAAAAGTGTATAAACAAGGTGGATTTCATATACCAATTTTAAATTCACAAAAAAATGAAGATGAAACACCATTTAAAAAAGGTGAGTGTTTCATTAACATCTAAATTATAATCATTCTTATTTGTAAGAATGCCCGGTTGTTGTGAAACAGGTCGAAATGTACAAAAGTACAGGGGCGGAGGTGGAGGCGGAACTGCATCCACACTCCAGGAAGCCCTGGAAAATAGTAACGTAGCTACCATAGATATAAATCTCATATCTGGTGCCAAATTTAGAGGCGACGGAAGTGCTTTAACAGGTATATCAGGTTCCGACGGAGTAGTCGGAAATCTACAACAAGTTACAAATCAAGATAACCAAACAACAAACGAGATCATTATTACAAATACAGGAACATCTTTAACAACATCCGGTGCTATAAACGCATCGGGAAATATCACCGCACCTTCTTTTATAGGGAGTGGTTCAAGTTTAACAGGTTTAAATGTCACAAATGCAAGTTCCGGAATACTACAAGTAGCTCGAGGAGGCACGGGTGTAACTACAGGTCTCACTGCTCTAGATGGTAGTAATATTACATCCGGAACAGTTGCGTTGGTGAGAGGTGGGACAGGTGCTACATCTGCATCTACAGCTGCAGATAATTTAGGACTAGGAACGAGTGATTCTCCCCAGTTCATGGGAGTTAATATAGGTCACGCATCAGATACAACGATCACGAGATCGAGTGCGGGTGTCATAGCCATAGAAGGTAAAATCGTTAGAACGGATGACGTCGCTTTAGGAACAGAAACGTCCGGAAATTACGTTGCCACGATTACGGGGGGTAACGGTATTGCAAGTACAGGTGCAACAACCGGTGAAACCATAGATCATTCATTATCCGTGGATACAAAAACAAACGGAGGATTAGCTATAGAAAGTGGTAAACTTGCACTTAAACTAGACGATTCGTCAATAACAGGTGTATTAAACGCTTCTGATGGTGGGACAGGTGTAACTACAGGTCTAAGTGTACTAAACGCTGGTAATATTACGAGTGGAACAGTTGCTACTGCACGAGGAGGTACAGGTGTAACAACAGGTCTAAGTGTACTGAACGCAACGAATCTTACGAGTGGAACAGTTGCTACCGCACTGGGAGGAACGGGTGTAACTACAGGTCTAAGTGTACTAAATGCAACGAATCTTACGAGTGGAACAGTTGATACTGCACGTGGAGGAACGGGTGTAACAACGGGTCTAAGTGTACTAAACCCGAGTAACCTTTCTGGACCAGTTGATATTTCAAAAGGTGGGACGGGTGTAACTACAGGTCTAAGTGTACTAAACGCAACGAATCTTACGAGTGGAGCAGTTGCTACTGCGCGTGGGGGAACGGGTGTAACTACAGGTCTAAGTGTACTAAATGCAACGAATCTTACGAGTGGAACAGTTGATACTGCACGTGGAGGAACGGGTGTAACAACGGGTCTAAGTGTACTAAACGCAACGAACCTTACGAGTGGAACAGTTGATACTGCACGCGGAGGTACAGGTGTAACTACAGGTCTAAGTGTACTAGACCCAGGTAACCTTTCTGGACCAGTTTCTATTTTAAAAGGGGGGACGGGTGTAACTACAGGTCTAAGTGTACTAGACCCAAGTAACCTTTCTGGACCAGTTGCTATTTCAAAAGGGGGGACGGGTGCTACAACCGCTTCAGCGGCTGCAACAGCTCTTGGGATTGGTCCAGGTTCAACACCCCAGTTTACAGCTATAGAACTAGGAAACGCATCAGATACCACAATAGCACGTTCGAGTGCAGGTAAAGTAACGATTGAAGGTAATGAGATACGAACGGGGACCGTTGAATCCGATAAAGGCGGAACGGGTCATACATCTTATAACGTCGGTGAAATACTCGTGGCTAACGACCCAAACAATACTGGAACACCCACTTTACATAAACTTTCAGCTGGTTCATCTGGATACTTTTTAAAATCAACAGGTAATGGTAGTTTTCCCACATGGGGCGATGTATCCAGTGTAGGTTCCGCGACACCTGGTCAGCTCTTTACAGGGTTTGGTTTAACGGGTGCAAATGCAACTGGTGATCCCCCAACCGGTGGTCACACCGGTGCGGGTAATACAACAATTTCAGCAGATGCTACCGAGTCAAATACAGGAGGTAAATTGGTTGCAAGAGACGCTTCAGGTGATATTAGGGTCCAAGAAGTAATTGTAGGAACTACTGGTGGTACTACGGGTTCGTTAACATCTACCACGTGGTCCGGATCGGCGGCTAAATTAACAACACCAATAAATATTGGAGGTGTTTCTTTTGATGGATCAGCAGCTATAGACTTACCCGGGGTAAATACAACAGGTACCGTAGATACAAGTGGGAATGCTGCGACTGCGACTAAATTAGAATCTGCAGTAAACATTGGGGGTGTTTCTTTTGATGGATCAGCAGCTATAGACTTGCCCGGGGTAAATACAACAGGTACCGTAGATACAAGTGGGAATGCTGCGACTGCGACTAAATTAGAATCTGCAGTAAACATTGGAGGTGTTTCGTTTGATGGATCGGGAGCTATTCAATTGCCCGGTGTAGACATAGCTGGTACCGTAAATACAAGTGGTAATGCTGCGACTGCGACTAAATTAGCAGCTACAGTAAACATTGGAGGTGTTTCGTTTGATGGATCGGCAAATATTCAATTACCCGGGGTAGACATAGCCGGTACCGTAGATACAAGTGGTAAAGCAGGTTCAATAGCAAACGCGAGTGACACAACAACAAGTACAGATCAAAAAATTGCTTTTATAATTGGTAATAATGTTAAAACAAATACAAACTTAACGATTAACCCGAGTACAGCTGAACTTAAAGCGACCAAATTTACCGCGGGTACGGGTGGATTTGTAGATTCTACTTTTACAAATAAAGGTGTTATATATTACGATTCAACTTCCGGTAAATTAGTAAGTACAGCTTTAGGTACAGTTGGACAAGTTATTAAAGCGGATGCAAACGGTGTTCCAGTATGGGGTACAGATAGCGGTGGTGTTGGAGGGTCAGGTTACTGGACACAGCCAAGTGGTAGTACGTTTATATATTACAATACTGGTAATGTTGGTATAAATACTAGTACACCTCAGTATAAGTTGGATGTTAACGGTGATATACGCACTACATCAGAAGGTGGTTTTAGAGGAAACGGAGGTAATATAACTGGTATTAATATTACAAGCGAAACAAGTCAAACGATTATAAATTTTGGTCAGCAGTCAAGTCTTAAAGTATCCGCAAACGGGGACCCAGATTAATTTTCATTTTTTAATTAGTTTCTTATATTAGTAAAATGTCTACACAGGAATTAGTTAAACAACTTAATCCAGAACATTATGATAATTTAACAGATGCAAACGCTATTGGTAAAAGTAAATTTGGTAGATCTTCGTGTCAGAATAATAAGGGTACAGTTTTTGCTATAGGTTCAGAGGATAATGTTGTAGTTTATACAAGTAATATATTCTCAACTAAATACGCAACTTCTATTTCAAATCCCGGAAACTCAGGTAGTTTATTTGGATTTAAAATTGCTATGGATTCAACAGGGGATACTATTATAGTTGGTGCACCGGGAGATAATAGGGCTTATGTATTTGATGCACAAAATAAAGCTAGAACATTATGGACTCAACGTTCATCCGGGTGGAATAGTAATAGTTACCTAGGAACTTCTGATTCTGGTACCATACATTACGGTTCAGATGTAGACGTGGCGTGCGACGATGATTCGTTATTTGTTGTTGGTAGACCCGGTGATCACAAAATCGAGTTATGGTCTTGGACAAATGGGTCTTCGGCTACACTTTTAAAAACTATAACACACACAGACAACTTTGGTTTTTCGTGTAAACTTTCTGGGGATGGTCAAGTTGTTATAGCCGGTGGACCAGGTAATTATTACCCACCGAATACCACTAGTGGGTATGGTAATGGTATAGCACACGTATACGCAAAAGATCCTTCAAACGCGAGTACGTGGACACAAAGAACACTTCCATTCGATTATACGGATTGTCCTGCCTACGTAGAATATACTCAAGAGACAAATACAACTATAAAAAGTGTTACTAATACTTCCCTTGAATCTGGTGGTACTAAAACACTTCTTAATCCAGCTTTTGGGTATAGTGTAGCTATAAACAAAGACGGTACTTTTATAGCAGTTTCTGCACCTAATAGAAGGTGTTTTTTTGCAGCCGAGTGGATAAATAATACATCTTATAACTGGTTAACAGGTAAAGCAATTACAGGTGAAAAAGATGCGTTTGGTAGTTATTTATTTATGCAACACGACGGAACGCGTATAGTTACGGGGAACACGCATATAGAAAAGGGGTATTTTTGGACTCTTTCCCAATGGGATACGACAAATCACGAAACCACGAGTTTTTGTATATTAGATTGGAATGGTCTTTACTTTACAAATTATAGCGAATCATTTAATCAATACTCTGTAGGTGGATTACCTACATCTATATCAAAAAGTGGTGAATTTGTTTTATTTTCTACAAAACTTTCGAAAAGTGATTATCAATTAGGGGCTAACGAGACTCGAACAACAGGTATTAATGCTAGCTCGTATTTTGGTTCAACAATTTTTTCGTTTACAAGATTCGCACCTACAATAAAAATTTTAGGAACAACGACGGTAGGTGGTGATTTAAAAGCGCGTTTTTTGAGTGTAGGTGGTGATAAAACATACATAGATAACGATTCAACAATTCCCGGGTATATAAATTTTGAGAATAATCGAGATGAACACAGTATTTTTAAGACACAAATCATAAACACATCACAATATACTGGTGATGATAATTTATCCGAACTCGTGTTGTTTAAATCCGGACACGTTCGAGGACTTAATTCAAAGGGTCCTGATAGAATACGTGTTAAATCACCGACTGTTATTTTAGAAGGTCTAACATTTGAAAATTATAACACCGTTCAATACGTAGATCAAACTGGAAGGGAAGCTGAAGCGTATTCTAGACTTCTTAAAGAAGCTTCTGCGGTTTATTCTCGATTAACTTTAACGGGTATAGGAAATATAGGTATAGGTGTACCCGAATATGCAGATCATATCATAAAGGAAAATTTTAATTTAGGTGAAGGGTGGTCGACCCCAGAATCTGATTATTATAATAAACAAAATGCAAATGCAAATGCACAAGCACCACCTCTCATAAACCATAGACTGGTTATAGATGGTACACAGAGTATACAAAACGGTAAACTTTACATAAACGATCCAATATCTTCAAATGTAATTACGGATGGTTTATCGTCTTGTTTTAATACCATGACGAAAGATTGTATTCAAGATACAAATACTACAAATGTACCTTACGTAATATGTGATATTAAGAAGCGTAACCCTTTGTTTAATGAGAATGATGGTCACTTAACAAACGGTCCATTCGGAGACCGTATGAGATTATACAATACAGTTACGTACGATGATATAAATAAAGGATTATATTTTGGAACAAGTACATCGTATGCACAGGGATTTATTCATGAAGCACGAGATACCATTACAGGGACTGTTACGAACTCTTTAGGTGGTGTGTATACAGTCTCGTACTGGTTTATGTTAAAAGATTATGCACAAAGTACATTTGGGACGAATGGGAAATTGGTATTCACTGCTTATAGAGATACTGCGTTTGGATACGGTCATAAAATTACAGATACAGGATTCAAAATCCAGTATTCTCTAGGTACCTCAAGCCCTCTTTACGCAACCGTAGAATCTGACTATACTGTAAATTATACGTTTAATCAAAATGTATGGTACCACGTATGTGTTAAAGTAGATAATACAGCTGGAAATGGCGCCACCCAAGGTTCAGCAACTACACAATTATGGATAAACGGTGTATCACAATCTTTAACCGCTAACGAGACAAATAGAGATATGAATGGGCGTTTCCCAGGATCTTTTTATTTGGGTGTAGTTAATCAAGCATCATCTGGTCACACTTTAGGTGGTGATGGTATGTATGGTCACCTTATTGGTAATGTTAAAATTTATATCGCACAAGATGGTACGGATATTTTTGAAAGGGCATCTATACCAGATTATAACAGTGCTGCCGATTTATACAACGAAGGACCACCCAATGAAGGAATGTCATTATTAGGTGGTATGAATATATCAGGTGGTTTACGTACAAATGGTTCCACAGGGACGAGTGGACAAGTACTTACATCGAGTGGTGGGGGTGCAATGTCTTGGTCAACCGTAAGTGGTTCAAGTCCTTGGACAACGTCGGGATCGGACATTTATAGGAGTGGTGGTAATGTTGGTATTGGAACTACAAACCCAGCGTACCCATTAGATGTTAACGGTATAGTAAATGCAACTTCATTCAGAGGTGATGGTGCGAATTTGACAAATGTTACAGCAGCAAGTATAACAGCCGAAGCAAGTAAAACTATAACTCTTTCAACAGTTGAAGTTAATTCTGAAATTTGGGACATATAAGTATAAAATTAATGTAAGTAAACTACAGTATAATGTCCTTTCATTACAGCCCTTCGAATAACCAAACAAATACGGCTAAGAACAGTGGAGTATATGTTAGAGAATTGTTCGATGGCGTCACTTCAAAATATTGGGTACCTACCGCATCTAAATTGTCACGAGGTAAAAAGGGTATAATTCAGAGAATTTTTACAGGACAACCACTGGATAATTCGTGTAACGTATACGTTTATAACGAAACGTCAAAACTTTGGTACCACGAAGATACTATTTTAGGTAATTCAGCACGTAGGTACCCCCCCGTTTCTTACCCACCGACGACGATGTTTCAAACCCCCCGGGCAATGATGGATGGTATAACATATACTGCAACTACATCTGTTAGTAATGCAAGTGGCAGAGCTAACCCAGAATATGCTTTTGGTGATACTCATACATTAAATGGTAACTTTTATACAATTGAAACAGGATATCCAACAATCAATAGCCAAAGTCTACCCAGTGGTACATATACTGGTTCGACTAGTTTAGGAGGTAAAAGCGGTGAATGGTTAAAATTGCAAACATCAACTCCAATTCAGCCTACTGGTTTTAAACTTAATACCGTCCCTTGGCCTTATCAAAGTGAGTCTAATGTACCACATGACTGGACTATATTAGGGAGTAACGATGATACAAACTGGACGAATTTAGGAAATTTTACAATTCCATCTGGGTGGAATCTTGGTGATGATATTACAGATAATCTTACAATCTCTACCACGTATACATATTTTGCACTTGTAATTACAAGAAGAACAACTACCATTGGATTCCAAAATGAACATGTGACTATACCTAACTTTACTTTCACCCTAGATGGAATTAGTGAAGATTTTGGTAGATCTCTTGACGGAACGGATAATGCAGATATGGTAGCTGTAGGTGCTCCAGGGACATGGTTTGGATCTGTATCGAATATTGATGGTTATGCTTACGTATTTACAAAGGATAGTACTGGTAATGGATGGACCCAGAGAGGTTCAGTGGTATCACAACAGGGAGGGTTTGGACACTCTGTCGCTTTATCCCAAAAAGATGGTAACATATTAGTTGTTGGTGCACCTTTCTATAACACAGTAGATCCAAACACAGGTGGTAATATTGAATTTAACCATAAACCCGTATCTGAAGGTAGAGTTTATATATACAAGTGGGATGGATCAAACTATACTTTACAACAGACCTTAAATTCACCTTCGGGAACTTTATTAACTAACACACCCGCAACATGGAAAAATTTCCATTTTGGGTATTCCCTAGGTATAACAAATGTAGGACATAAGATAATCGTAGGTGAACCATCAATAAGAAGTATATGGAGTGTCGACCATCAATTACAAGGAGGACTCAGTTTGCCAACTAACTCATTTCCATATACCGGTAATGCGCACGTTTACGATAATGTTACTGTTTTATCTGGTGGTACGACTTGGACCAGTAACGTTTCTATGACATCTGTTATAGGTACAACTGGTATAGGTTTGACAAATGATACAAATCCGTCGAAAGTTAGATGGTTAGATGCACTTGGCACATCTGTGGATATAAACAGGGCGGGTACGCGTATATTAGCAGGTGCTCCCGGAAATTACGGTACATCAAACACGACTCCTCGAGCCATGTCGGGAAGAATATACACACTTGATTGGGATCAGACTAATGCCGAGTGGAAAGAATTAGGGGAAAATGGTAAACATGTAACTGTATCCCAAAGTTATATGTTGATTGGATGGTGTACACGTTTTGGTGGTTCAGGTAGGCGTATAATTGCTGGCGCCCCAAGTTATGATAGTAAAGGTAATGTTGTTACATTCGATTTTGATGGATATCAATGGGTAAGTTTTCCGAATGAAACTGTTGAAATTGAAACTTGGGTTAATGGTAATAGTAAACACCGGTTAGGTGAATCTATATCCGTTGATGGTGAAAGTGAAATGATAGCTATAGGAAAAGACGAACACCATTTCTCTAAGGACATTACTCCCATTTCCACGTACTCCGCCCCATTTCCCGACCCTTCTCGACCAAATTCTTTTTCTGTACCTCATATAACATATATAGGAGGTGCAACTACATACATAGCTGGTTCGAATGGTCAGGTTTCTACAGGTACGTCAAATACTTGGGTATACATCATCAATCAGTCTATGGTGATTAAAGGTAACGTAACGTTTGATGGAAATCTTCAAACAGTTGGTATATCTATAGGTACAAGTGAGTATTCGAGTAATGGTAATAAAAGTATATACCTTGGTGGTTCGAAATCAGAAAATTCGTATGAAATGTCAGTTATAGAAAATCGCGTTTATGAATCTTATGAAAAAACCGAACTATTACTTTTTAAAGGTGGAGATAACGCAAATGCATCCGGTGGTGGTACATTAGGACCAGATAGAATACGGTTAAAAGGTGGACAAATAGCGTTCGATTTAAATACGGGGACCGATAGAACACTAGAAGATATACGTGCTGTCATGCACAGAAACACGGGTGGTGCTGGTATGTTAGGTATAAATGTTAGTTCACCAACAGAAGTTATACACGTAGATGGAAAAATTAAGTCTACACAAGGGTTTATAGGTCGTGGTAGAGAAATAACAGGTTTAAACTTTGATTATATAAATAACACAAGTGATGTAAGATTTGGTCAAGCTGGAGCAACAAAATCATCTACAACGTGGGGAGATATAACAATAAATTCAGAAGTAGCGTATCCTACACTCGCATTAACGAGTAACACTGTATCCGGATATACAGTGACTGCATCAAGGGATGTAACAAATGCATACAAAGCGTTTGATGATGACCCCAATCATAAATGGATATTGGGTGACAATGACAATATCACGTATTCTAATGGAGTAGATCCTGGATCATATATAGGTACATCGGAAAGAATTGCGGGATATAAAGGTGAATGGATAGAACTTCGGATACCAGATCCAATTTTCCTCACTAAATTAGATGTATACTGTTCAGATAGAACATGTCAGCCTAGAATAGCATATGTATTAGGTAGTAACGATGGTATAGAATACAATCTTATACATTATACTGGTGATTTAGGTTCTCTTAGTTTTGCTAATAATGGTAATAATACCATATTCACTAGAACACCGGATTACATTAACGACGAACCATACGATAGAATTTTAATTATTGTAAATATGATTTCTGGGGGAGTCGCGGAAATCAATTGGGAAAATATTGATATTTATGGTAAAACTTGTACATTTAATCCAAATTTGAAAATCGATTATACCGGTAAACTTGGTATAGGAACATCATCTCCAGCTCACCCTTTAGATGTTGTTGGTAATATTAACTGTACAGGTACGTTATCAAAAGGTAGTGGTTCCTTTAAAATAGATCACCCACTTGAAATTATGAGTAATACACACAATCTTTACCACTCTTTCATAGAAGGTCCAAAAGCTGATCTCATATATAGGGGTAAAGTCGATCTAGTGAATGGGAGTGCATCTATAAACTTAGATACCGTTTCTAACATGACGAGTGGTACATTTGAAGTACTAAATAGAGACGTTCAATGTTTTACATCAAACGAATCCGATTGGGATGCAGTAAAAGGTTCCGTATCTGGAAACACGCTTACAATATCGTGTCAAAACGCATCTTCTACCGCAAATGTTAGTTGGTTAGTTATAGGTGAAAGAAAAGATAAACACATGTACGATACAGACTGGACTGACGATGACGGACACGTCATTCCTGAACAGGCAAAAAGTACATAAACAGTAATTAAAAAAACGAAATCACATTTACCATGCTGGAAAAGCAGGATGGTAGATGGTTTAGTCGATCACTTTTTATTAGGAAGTGCGTCCATAACCGCTAAGGCAATTACGCCCGCAATGAAAAACATAACGACAAAGTTACACTCCGTATCGTCTTCACCGAGGAAAGATCTAGAACGTCTAGGTCTCACCGCCGCCTGTGGTTCGACTGGGGTCGGGGGTGCAACTTCTCGCCGCCGAGAAGGTATCTCAATAGGGTCTTCATCTAAAGGACAATACCCTATCATTTATACTATGTTTACAAATTAATTTCAACGGTCTTTTTCTTTTTACCACCCCCTCTTTTTGATTTGGTCTGAGTAACTTTGACTTCTCTCACCTCGTCATCACCACCTTCTTTACCCGTATCAAAAGTTGGTGGTTCGGCAATATCCGAAATATCGTCTTCGATATCAATTTCCGTATCGTCTGGTTTATTAATACTTGTTGTGTTCATTGGTGGTTGTGGAGGCATCATGATATTACCCATAAGACTCGAGATATCAAACCCTGGACCTTGCATTTCTCGTCTCCCATTTTCATCTACGGATGGTTCGCTCGCACCTTGTTGAGATTTAGGAACTGTGTTCTGTACCGCAGACATCATGTTCTGGACGAGTCCTGGGTTTTGTTTAATCACGTCATTCATATTAGGCATGACTGATTTAAACATACTATTGGTTAAATGAAACATCATAGCCGACCCACCGAGCATCATAATAAGCTTTACCTCAGGGGCAACGTGCATTTTAGTTCTATATTTCACGTACAATTCTTCAAAAACTTCATCGTAATCGTCTACATTTTCCATTACATTTTCCGACCAACCATCGAGTTGAATTTCAAATGGGTTATACTTTTTGTTTAAAAATTCAAGACCGGTTGTACATGCAATAAGCATACGCCTCGAAAATTTTAAAGATTTATCAACGTCTATGCTATACGTAATTCTCTTTACTTCGTTTCTAAGTTCGTCAATTGGTGAATATACATTTAACCTTTTATTTACCGTAAACCCTTTCTTTTCAAGTCGCCCGAGTTTATTTACAAGATCAGCTTTTTCTTCATCGATTGTTTTGTAGCCTGGTGACGGTTTTTCCTCTTCCATATAAGGCATACCACCCCCCCCACCACCTGTATAATCATACCCCGGATCTTCTTCTTCGTATTCACCGTAATCAACTGGATCTTCCGGTGGAGGAATCGAAGGTGGATTTTGTTTGTTTGGATTAGCAAACGAATCTATATCTTCCTGAAAAATTTGTGTTTGTGGTGGTGTAAATTGCGTCTTCATAGTTTTTGGCATTTGTTTTTTCACAGGCTGAGGTCTTGGGATTTCGATTTCAATCTCGTTCATAAGAGCTTGTTCGTTGTCATCAAGTTTCATCACGTTTGTGTGATTTCTATTAAGTATGATCTCACCGTCCATTTAATCTTTATATTGAAAGTATTCTAAATTCTTTAACGCACTTTAAAAAAAATGTATGTTGATAACAAATGAAACTTAACGCCACAAACAAAAATACTCTCAAGGCAATTGTGATTGTCTTCTTAATGTTATGCGCTCTCGCCGCCATGAGAACAAGTAATTATCAGACCATCGAAATCGAAACCGAAAATGAAGGTTCCCTTTTCGATCTTGAATCGAAGCCATCATGCCTCGGAAACTCATACTATTCCGATAGTCGAGGTGGAGTTTGTGATGGACAAAAACTTGTTCAGCAACAAGCGGGGTACAAGATGAAGTAAAATCTCCAGTATATATAAATGGCGTTAGTGACTAGTCAGTCAAGTTTACCCGATTTTGAACACGAGTATCATACCATTATCGTTGATTCTGTTGACGATTCTCAAAAACAAAAATTTACTTCATTCTTCCCAAAACCCCTCGAAAATATAGTTCAGGTTCAATTAACAGCCGCTCATATTAACGGTACAGATGGAGCTCACAAATTAGTACATCTTAAAATTGATGAATTAAGAACTTTCTTTTCTCAAAGAGGGAAAACAGATCTGAATACAGCTGATGATAATTTAATAAACGGCGTTTTCGGTTCTCTCGTAACAGATGGAACAACTCGACTCGTTTTTAAAAACGAATACCCAGTTATTCAACAATATTTTAACCCAATAAAGAAACTCGATAGAATAACCGTTGAGTTATTGAAGGAAACAGGTGCTGCGGCGCTTACAACAGAAACATGTTTGATATTTAGATTTGTTTGTAAAAAAAGAAATTTAGCCTTCTAATTATTTCAGGGCGATATACACGTATAATTTTAACCTTTTCTTATTATAAATGTCTTCTGGTGTTGTTCAACTTATTGCCATTGGTGCTCAAGATGAGCACATTATGGGAAAACCAGAAATTTCATTCTTTAGCTCAACTTTCAAACGGCATTCTAATTTTTCACAATCCATAGAAAAGCAAACGATACAGGGAGCTGTGAAAAATAACGCTATGTCATCGATCAAATTTCCAAGATCAGGTGACTTATTAGGATACACATACTTTACTATAGACGATAACACAAAATCGCTTGATATCCAACTATGGGAAAATGTAATCGACAGGGTCGAATTGCTTATCGGTGGACAGGTTATCGATTCACAAGACGCGGCGTTTACGGAAAAAATAGCCATAGATACATTCGCAACGAATGTTTCTAAGAGTTCAAATGGTACGCACCCGGGTATAAGTGCACGTTCATACTTTTACCCTTTACGTTTCTTTTTTTGTGAAGGTCCACAATGTGCTATACCAATAGTTGCTTTGCGGTACCATGAAGTAGAATTGCGTATTCATTGGGGTTCACAGGCAGGTAATTATAACGTCGAGTGTTATTCAAATTATTATTACCTCGATAACGAAGAACGCGGAAATTTAGTTTCGAGAAATCACGATCTACTCATTACACAGGTTCAAAAGAGTATTCCTTCGCAGGAACTTACACAAGAACTTACATTTAACCACCCAGTTAAATACCTAGCGTGTTCAGATACAAGTACCGAAGGTGCTTTAACATCCGCGAGTAATAAAATAAAGATCGAGATAAATGGTCTCGATATAGGTAATTATAAATGGGGGAAACCACATTTTATGGAAATTCAAAACTATTACCACACACAATTCGTAACTTCACCAGATTTTTTTTTATACTGCTTTTGTCTTTCGACGAGCTCACTCCAACCGACAGGAACGCTCAATTTTAGTCGCTTAGACTCTGCAAAGATACACAGCCAAAGTATGATTATAAATGATCCAATATATGCTGTAAATTACAATATTCTTAGAATAGAAAATGGTATGGCGGGTTTAATATACGCCAATTAAAAATACCTACTTATATTAAATGGTTAAAAATATACCTACCATCGAGCGGTCTACCAAAATCCGGTTTGGTAAACATGCTAATGATAATCAGGCCGAAAACACGGTTGTTTTTAATGCGTCAGATGCACCCATATCTGCATCGACACCAGGTTCACTTTATGTGACACCGGTACGTGTAGCAGAATTAGCAGGTGCGAATTTTTTTGCGTATCACGCACAAACAGCAGAGCTCGTAGATTCGGGTGTAGCTACAGATTTGTTAGGTGGTATTACGTTAGAAAATGCAACTACTGTAGGTAATGTTACAGCGAATACAGTTGAATTTAACAATGCAACTACATCTTTGGTTGCGTCATCTAACGTAGGTATTTCAAATACACTCCCAACACACGCCTTATCTGTAGCCGATAAAGTTTTCATTAAAGGTCCAGTAGGTGATAATGATGATTTACGAATTGTAGGTAATACAAGAACTGATAGGTTATCAACTACGGGAGACTCTGTCGTTATAGATAGAAATAATACAAATAAAATTCAAGTTTCAGGTATTATACACACTGGGGATATACAAGCAACGTCTCACGTCGCCATAGCAAATACAAATCCACAAAATTTATTTACATTAGGAGCTGTTGGTCAAACTGTTATGAATGTACCAACACAATCTGTTTTCGCTATAGAAACGACGGGGAATATAAACGCACAATATTATCGTGGTGATGGTGGTCTTCTTTCAAATGTAACTTTACAAACTGTCACGGATAAAAGTAATATTACATCAAATACACTCCACCTTACAAACCCAACAACGTCACTCAAGGCATATAGTAATATAGTTGTCGATGATTATATATTTGGTAACATAAGCGGTTCCAACTTAATTACAGCAAGTCAAATTACTTCTCAAGGTCACATTCAAGGTCAAACTACTATTACTGCTCAAGGTCACATTGAAGGTCAAACTATTACTGCTCTAGGTGACATTCAAGGTCAAACTATTACTGGGACACTGGGTGTATATGATCAAATAACAACAACTCACGATATAATAGCAGATAAACTTGTTGGAACAACAGGTATATACGGTGAAATATTAGGATCTAATAACATAACAGCGAGTAAAGTTAGTGGAATACTGTACGGCGAAATAGTAGGATCTAATAACATAGCATCGTCGGGTATATATGGTGAAATATTAGGATCTAATAACATATCAGCTTCAGTTATAAATGCGTCATCATTTTCCGGTGATGGTTCGTCTATAACAGGTATAGATACGGGTAATATAACTGCGGGTATTCTCCCCATAACACGTGGTGGTACAAATATTGATACATATACTGAAGGTGATTTAGTATATGCCAACGGAACAACATCACTCGCAAAGTTAAGTACATCTTCCGCGTCCGCGGGTCAGTTTCTCCGATTAAACGCGGGTAAAACGGCACCCGAATGGTCCGATGTTCCACTTACGTTAGATGAAGTTCTTGCATCACAAACAGGTGTATCTAACGTTTCCGACGAAGTCATAACATTAAATAAATCTTCGGGTGTAGCTCTAGAAGTAACGAGTGGACAAGTTGCATTAAACGGTTCGGGAGTTGTATTAGATGCACCATTCGGTGATATAACGGCATCTACTTTTACAGGAGCTTTTAGTGGGAACGGTTCAAATATAAGTGAGTTAAATTTAGGTCAAGGTACTAACACCGGAAAAGTTCCTATTGCTCGGGGTGGTACGGGCACTAATTCGTTAAATACTTTGAGTATACCATACGTGAACAATTATGGTATTTTTGAGGAGAGTAAAATTGAGTATAACCCATCTACACATATTACATCTATTAGTTCAAACGTGGCGATTTCTGGAAACTTAACCGTTGCAGGTAATATTACAGCGCAGCATACAACCGATCATTACATTACCGATAAAATATTTGCAGTCGCACACAACAATACCGTAGACGCAAAAGATATGGGGCAACATATGACAAGACCAACCGCGAATGTATTTGCAGGTTTTCTGGGTCAAACCATGGGTAAAGAATATACAATCGCTTTTACAGAAAGTAATTCTGAAAGTGAAACCGTTGTACCTACAAACACAACAACGGATGGATACATCACGGCAAATGTGTGGGGTAACGTTTTATCCGGTAACGTCACGACGACGGGTAAAATGACCGCGGATTCGTTCCATGGTAATTCAATTAACGTAGTATCGGTTGATTCAGGAACTCTATCAGGTGACGGTACAGCTATAACAGACTTAGATTTGGGTCATGCTAGTCATACCGGTCAAGTTGCTACTGCACGTGGTGGTACAGGTGTAACTACAGGTCTAAGTGTACTAAATGCAACTAACCTTACGACTGGAACAGTTGCTACTGCTCGAGGTGGTACGGGTGTAACGACAGGTCTCACAGTACTCAACCCCGCTAATTTGAGTTCACAAGTTTTACTTGCCAAGGGTGGTACCGGTTTAACTACAGTAGCAGAAAACGAATTGTTATTAGGTCCAGCATCTGGAACTGCTTTGACTAAACTTGCACCGTATGCACCAGCTGCTACTACTGTCGAATACCCAACGTCTGCACTATCATCAGCAGCTAATTCAGGTGAAACCATTGCAGGAGTGACATACACAACGACTGCAAGTAGTAATCAATATGGTGAAATATGGAGAGCGTTTGATAAAACTACCCCGGGGCATAGCACTTTTTGGCATTCTGATGAGAATGTTTACGATAGTACTTCGGGTGCCTATACGGGAAGTAAAAGTTTAGGCGGTGTATCCGGTGAATGGATAAAACTCCAACTTTCGACTGGAATTGCACCAACATCAGTTAACATTACGGGGAGACAAAGCTATGATAATCAGGCACCAGATTCGTGGGAAATATTGGGAAGTAATGATGATACAAGTTGGACAAGTCTATTATCATCTACTGTACACGCTACTTATAATGGTGGTAGTGGACATACAGTTTCTATATCGGGAGCGAGTGCTTATACATATTTAGCCTTAGTTGTAAAAGCAAGGGGTGGTACTGGTCAAACTGCAGTAGTTATTAGTGAATTGAGGTTTTTCGTTAGTGTCGCAAATTTATCTAAAAAGTTTCTTCGAAGTTCCGGGACTGGAATAGCGTGGGACGACGTTTCTTCGACTTTACAAGCAATTACAGATGGAGGGGCAACAACAACACAAACAGTCGCGTTTAATAACACAACCACGGGTTTAACATCCGCGGGTGATATTGACATTGCAGCTACGAAACAAATTGATTACGCTGGTGATGTTTTACTTAAATCGTCAGCAGGTGCAGTAGCATCTTTGAAAGTAACGAACGCGGTAAAACTTGACCCGGCTTATGCATCACCTTCGAATAATGTTTTATCGTTCAACACAACAACGGGTGAAATCTACGATTCAGGAGGGCAAGGTGGGTCTACATTAGATAACATACACGAAGAAGGTTCGAATGTAGCAATTGGTCCATCAGCGGCATCCGCAAATCTTACAATAAACACGTACGGGTCTAATGTACTTACAGTTTCAGGTAACGTCTCAGCCGATAATATTACAATAGGAGCTTTACACGTCGCCGCATCACCGTTCAATTTAGACGATGTCGCGAGTGCAGGCGCGGGTGCAAATGTTACGTCAAATGTTATTCAGTTTACAGGTCCACATTCGAGTTATAACTCGGATAATGCGTTTGTTACGACAAATAGTATTAAAATTGGTTCAAATGTAAATGTTACAGGTAATTTAATATCACAAAATATACAACTTACAAATCCAGGTATAACCGCATCAATGTCATCGACAGATACAATAACTATAGATGCTAAAAATAAAAGTTACGGCACAGCACCACTTGTTCAACTTGCAGGTGATTTAAATAGTCTCGTCTATTCAAATCTTATAGATGGTGCTCAGGTAGTCGTACCTATATTTGCATCAGGTGCAGATAGAAAAATATCAAAAAATCTTACAAATGTAAACTGGTACGTTCAGACCAGCGACCTCACTATAACACAAAACGATCACGGACTCATGACATTGTCAAATGTTGCAGGTAATGTATATATGAATTCAATATCTTTTACACAAAATTAGTAAATTAAATAAATCAGAACACATTTTTATATTATATATGGGCTTAAAAATAAAAAACCTTAGTATAATATAAAATATGTCTGGAGGTATTGCCCAACTCGTTGCAATCGGTGCCCAAGATGCGCATCTCGTAGGTCAACCTGAAGTTTCTTTTTTCAGGTCCAACTACAAACGTCACACAAACTTCGCCCAAACTGTCGAAAGACAAACTATCCAGGGCAACCCAGCTCGATCTGGTATGTCAACTATCCGATTCGAAAGAAAAGGTGACATGCTTGGTTACGTCTATATCGCCAATAGAGCGGGTGATGTCACGGATTGGAATGAAAATGTCGCAAAGGTTGAACTTTTGATCGGTGGTCAAGTCATCGACGAACAAGATTACACATTCTCCACCTCTCTTGCACCAACAGTTATGAACCAAACGTACTCGAAAGCTAAATATACAGCGGAAAAATTCTACCCACTCAGATTTTCGTTTTGCGAAAATGTCCAATCCGCTATCCCATTGATCGCACTCCAATACCACGATGTTGAATTGAGAGTTACATGGGCCGATAATGCCAGTATTGTCGGAGACCTCGAAGTGTATGCTCAATTTCTTCACCTCGATACAGATGAACGCACGGCACTTTCCAACGCACCACAAAACATGCTTATCACACAAACACAAAAGGCAATTGCATCGCTCAATAAAGTCCAGGAACTCAGCTTCAATCATCCAATGAAATATTTGGTCGCCGTGAACGGTCAATCTGCATCCGATAAAATCAAGCTCCAAATTAATGGTACGGATGTTTCTGACGCGAAACCAGTCATTCCCCACCACACCTCGGTACCAGTGTATTACCATACACAGGCTGCGGATATTGTTGAGAACATCTTATTGGTCCCATTCTGTCTCGACACTGCTAAACTCCAACCAACGGGTTCGCTCAACTTCAGTAGACTCGATTCCGCGAGACTCGTTTCCGATAACTCGACGTTTGATAATACTATCTACGCCGTGAACTACAACATCCTCCGTATCGAAAATGGTATGGGTGGTTTGATGTACTCTAACTAATTCAATTTTTATAGCCACTTAATATAAATGTTCTGGCAACTAGTTTTTATCACAGCTTTTATATTTATAATTACTTACGATCCCAAGTCCGGAACTTTGAATCATCTCGTCGACTCTAAAAAACAAGAACCCACTCAGAATTCTGAGTGTAAAGAGGGACATTACCAGGAGATTCAATTTGCTCAAATGGGGTATGATTGCCCAAAAGAAAACGGTGTTCAAATGGGTGCGATTATACATACTTAAAAAATTCACTCTACATTTTAATATTATATAATGTTTACCTTTGATCGAGATATCGTCACAATAATAGCTGTAATCGTATGTATTGTAGCCACTGCATATATGTACAAGGAACTCAAGAAAACCAACGAAGAAATGGAAGGTGTAAAGGGATTTAATGGAAAACTTGTTTCATTTTTATCCAGGCCCAAATCACCCCCTTTTACAGAACCAGAGTCAGAAAAAGGAAACGCTTTACAGACCCAAGTCGAAGAAAAGAACCTTGAAAATCAAGATTCTGAGGAAGATTCATCAGAATAATCATCTCCTATAATTATAACTTGCTAATGAGCAATGAAGAAATACAAGGCTATAGCTGTACCTGTAACGTTTACGGGTGATAAACCAAAGTTTCTCACTGTCCGAGACCGACGATTCAAAGATTGGATTTTCGTTACCGGAGGGTGTAGGCGAAGAGAAATAGTAAATCCAATACGATGTGCTTTGAGAGAACTAGAAGAGGAAACAAGAGGAGTCATTTCTCTCAAAAAAGGTCAGTATTCAGATTTCAAATTCATAGTTAAAGAAAGTCCTGGCGTTGATTTAGAATACAATGTCTTTATATTTTTCGTAGATTATACACCGCAACAACAAACCGAACTTGTCAAAAAATTCAATGATGAGAAACAAAAAACAAATCTTAAAAAATTACAAAAACAACCATATAAACGAACTTACGATGAAAATGATTTTATGAATTTTGAAACATTAACAGAATTCAATACAAAAAAACAATGGGATAGAATAGTTAAAAATGTTCTCAATAACCCAGAGTTTTATTCATGCATAACTTCTCTCAATAGAAAAACCTTCTCTATTAAATAATGAAGTCCAAAGCTTACATACTCTCACAAATTTCACATCTTCTCGTTGAAAGACATGGTTATACGCAGGAAAAAGCAGATAGGTACGCAGAATTACACAAAGAAGATAAAGTTTATGAACTTCTTGTTTTAAAAAAGAATTTATCAGAACATGAAGAGTATCCAGAAATATCGTATAGAAAATCAATTTGGAGACATCACTACGATAGTGATTAATTAAATCAATATAAAAAAATAAAACTACTACTTGGTAAGTAAACCATGTTTAAAACATGGTGTAAAGAACAGGGATTCTGGAACAATACCAATGTATCACATGTGCTCATGGATGGAGGTGTCCTATCAGTGCCATTTGATAGATTGAATGATTTCTATATTAAATACACAGATTCCTATAATTCAGGGGAAAAAATATTTGTGGTCGAACAGAAAACTGAAAATTATAACTTTTTCGTGGATATCGATTACAAGGATGAAGATGAAATAGAATTTTCAGAACTAGAAAACTATTGTAAAATAATATGCGAAAGAGTTAAAAAATTGGGGGGTAAAGAAGCACTCATTTCCGTAGCTCAACCAAAACAAGTAGGTCATCTAGTTAAGACGGGTATTCACATAAATTGGCCAGATTTTATCGTAAATCAGTCATCAGCTTTAGCAATAAGAGAAATTCTAGTACGAATAATGAACGAGTATTACGGTTCAAGAAATTGGAATGATATAATCGATGAAGCCGTTTACGGAAGTTTAAAAAGAAAAGCCAAGGGAAGTGGATTTCGGATGCCATGGTCACATAAAAAGGGAAAACATGATGAGTGTTCCGGTAAAGGGTGTGTAGAATGTAATTACACGGGAAAAGTAACACAAAGTGAATACAAACCAATATTTATATACAGGTACGGTCCGTTTCAATTACTCGAAACTATAGATGGTCAGGTCGCAGATGTTAAAATAATGAACATGGCTACTTTACGTACAGAGAGAGACGATCCCGTCATAATAGAAAATAAATATTCGAAACAACCAGAAGGGTCTTTTACAAACGCACAAATAAAAAACGAATTCAAGGATCAGGAAGCTATTAGTCTTGTAGAAGAATTTATAAGAAAAAATTTAGAGGGTCAAAATTTATCGAGGGTAACAAAAATTTATGAAAATAAAAACCAGTTTCTCGTTTCAACGAATTCATTTTATTGTGAAAATAAAAAGTGTAACCATAATTCTAATCACGTATGGTTTCATATATTAGGAGATACTATAGCACAAAAATGCTTTTCGACTACCGATACAATGAGACATTTTGGGTTTTGTAAAGATTTCACCGGAAAAAGACACCAACTCTCGTCTAAAATTACGAATATATTATACAAGGACGGTAAAGTTGAAAAATATAAACCAAAAAACAGTGTTAAAAAGACAGAACCCGATGGTTTTGAACAAACTATTGAATTATTGAATCTTTTCATAAACAAAAACGTTTTCAAAAACAAAAACCTTAAAATAAAAAATATAGAAACTAAAAATACTAAAAAATATAGTGTTTTAACATCGTATTCATGTGAAAAATGTATAAGTAATGTAAGTTTTGAAATAGAAAATAAATTACTTATACAAAAATGTAAATGTAAATCACCACCTAAACATATATTAACCAATAAAATATTACAATCTTTATAAAATGTTAGTTTTGATAATAATGAGTAAAATACTTAAAAGAAATATGTTAATACTAATTAAAGCATGTCTATAACTCGAAAAACACGCTCAGGACGATTATCAAAAGTACCAGAAAGATTAGAATTATTTGAAGAAATAGAAGACGATTTCAATGACGATGAATATGATACAGACGTTGATCTTCTTCAATCAGATGACGAAGATATATGTTCAGACGACGAAGACTCTGAATGTGATTCGGATGAAGATGAAAATGGTAATTTGAAAGGATTTGTTGTTGATGATGAAGATGAAGAATCTTCTGATGATGAAGAATATTCAGATAATGAGTAATATCGAGCTTAAAAAAAAGAATTCAATTTATATAAATGGAAGCCGAAGTTGGAACACCTATTGAATATAACCCAGAAGAGTTTTTAAATAAGGATAACGACTTACATGAACAAGAACCAGAAAATAATGAACAATACTATGTTCAACCACAACAGCCAATGTATACACAACAGTTAATACACTCGGAAAAACAGGATATATTTTCTAATTTAGATAAAACAGGGTACGTTATTATATTTGTTGCATTTTTATTAGGATTTTTTATGGGTAAGACTATGCAACCTGTTATTTTAAGACCTGGATAAATTTTTACCACCTATCCAATATACAGTCGATGGGGTTTGTTGACCCACAAATTCACCGATTTCACCATATGATGATTCAGTAAAATAAGATCTACTCGTAACTAGTGGATCATCAAATGTATTTTTCATAACTTCAGACGCAGTTACTTCGTCGTATGTCGCTTTAGAATCACTCGATGTTTTTTCTAATTTATTTTTTTGATTATTATACAATCTCAAAAATAAAGTTAATACAAATATCAAAATAAGAATGGTGATTATATTCAATATAATACTCAACATACTTACATTTAAATAACAAAATTAATTTACGCCTGTTCATTTTCTTTATCATCAGACGTTACTTCCTCTTCACCGTCATCCTCAGTTTCTTTGACCTGACCTTCCGTTGAATTTTCAATAGCGACTTTCGTAGCTTCTTCTTTCATTTCCATTTCTTCTTTCTCAATTTTTTCCTTGAGTTCAGCCTCGCGCTTAACTCTGATCATTTCCATTTCTTTAGCAACAATATCATCAGCTTCCTTAACCAAATCTTCCATATCAGCATCTGGTTTTTCTTTTTGAAGGCGTTCCAAAACTTCACCGGGGTGACTCACGGGAGATTCATCGGGTTTGGTATAAAACTTGGAATTCTCGTCTCCGCCTTTAAAGTATGTATCAGTTCCCGGAGCCTTGACAGACATCATATCCGCTTTACGTTGTGAAAACATGGCGGCGGCTTGAGCTTGATTCTCTTTGTACCCGGTTATGAGTTCCTCGAGCTTTTCATCCGTGTAATGTACATCTTCAATTTTCGCCGGGTCAGGTGGAATCAATAGCCATTTATACATATCGACAACATAAATATCAAAAGTTGCGTCTTCCTTTTGAAGACGTTTAGCATGAGAAGCAGCTTCATCACGCGTATTAAAAGCACCCCTAATTTTAATTCCAAACTTATCATTCTTTTGTGGTGCTTCTGGTCCTACTACAGAAAGGCAGGCATAAAGTTGACCTGGTACGGTTGTGTAATCTTGTTCAAGAGACATTGTTTATATATACTTACATGAACTTAAAACTTTAAGTATATGAAATTGTAAAGAATGTATTGGAAAAAACAACCTGTGACACGTGAAGAAGTAATAGAAACGGTGGAGGGGGAAATAGATTCATCAGAGAACCTTAAACTTGAAAAAAACGCGTTACCAGAAGGGTATGAGTGGGATTCGTGTTATTTAGAAGAATTGTGTATGTTTCTTAAAAAATATTACATACGAGATTCACATTATGCTTTCGATTATCCACTTGGATTATTAAAATTGGCAACTGATGAAAAATTCATAATATCTATACGTAATACCGAAACTAAAATCATGCACGGGTGTATTACAGGTGTTCCTTCAACCGTAAATGTAAACGGAACGTCATTAAAAATGATTCAGATAAACTTTTTATGTGTAGATAATGATTCGCGGTCAAAAGGATTTGGACCTTTACTCATAAACGAAATATCGCGTCGTGCTCGAGAATATAACATTAGACAAGCTATATACACCATAGTTAAACGCGTATCTCCACCACTAACAGAAGTACGGTATTGGCACAGACTTATAAACGTAAAAAAACTAAATTCAATAGGGTTTTCAAAAGCACGCGAAATACCAAATTTAGTATTAGGATCATCAAGGTTTAGGGAAATGACGAAAGAAGATATCCCACGCGTTACAAAAATGTTACAAAAATACCTTCTTAAATTTAAATTGTATATTGAAATCGATGAAAAATATGTTGAAACATGGTTATTACCACGTAAAGATGTTATGTATTCCTATATAAGCGATACTACCGATCAGTTTCTTTCTTTTTATAGTATACCTTACGTACACTTAGAATCTGGGACTGTAGTAAAACAGGCGTACACGTTTTATAACGTAGGAAACTGTTTGAAAGATGCGATAATAATGGCACGCAATAGAGGTTTCGACGTTTACAATTGTACAGATATAAGTGTAAGCGAAGAAGAACTCGTTTTGAATAGATTTATGAAAGGTACGGGTATAAATAATTATTATTTATATAATTGGAATGTTGGTGAAAAAATAATACCAAGGGATATTGGATTTACATTAGTTTAAGGTTTCCATTTAAGAAACGATGGTAAAGCGGCTAAACCACCGAGTACTATAACAGTGTCTATGAAAAGGACTTTATTCTTAATTTCAGGACACCAATTCTTATACTTGATGATCTGTTCTGAATCTTGAGGTTTTATCCAATGGTAAAACATGGCGAGGTATGTTGGACCGAGGTTTCTTTCACAAAGGAACCAGTGATCGTAGTAGGCGAGTGCCACATAAGGTACATATAAGAGTACTAGAAGGACCCACTTATTTCTATGAGGCAAAAACCAGTAACCACCTGATAATGCTAACGTAAACCATATACACTTCCAATTTGCGACGGGTTGAGTATTATCACACTTTTTATCTTCGATTTCCATTTATACTTGTATTTCTAAAATGAACCGAGATAAAATTTTGGAATGGTTTGTTCATGTTTTTCATAATATTACGTTTAAGATCAGTTAACTTTAATAAATTTTCTAATAAATATTTAATTTCTTTTAAAGTATTATTAATCTTTTTTACTATTTTTTTTTCATCACCGTTAATCTTATTTCTGTTTTTTTGAGGTATTTTATTCTTAAACATCTTAATCACTAAAATATATTCATACTGTTGTTGATATTCGGTTAGAAGTTTTTCAAGTTTTAACTTAATTTTTTCTATATTTTTAATTTCTTTCTCAATCTTATTAAGTAAATTTTGTTTTTCTTTAGAGTTTTTCTCTTTTTTCTGTAGTATATTACTTACCATTTCTATAATATGTGATTATTTTTTGGGTTTTGATTTTTCCATTTCTTTTTTCTTCTTGTATTGTTCAAGTCGCTTCAACGCCGCGTTCATTCTCAATTTTTTCAATTTTTTATTGGTCTCTTCACGAGTGAGTTTTTTGGGACTGGGTTTGGAATTGGAATTAAATTTTAGTTGTTTTCGTACTTTTTTAGACTTATCATTCTCCATTTTCATCTGCTTTAACGCGTTTGCTAAAGATATTGTTTTCAATTTTTTATTGGAAACTTGGTTAAAATTTTGTAACAAGTTTCGTTCGGTTCGCCAATCTGGACGAGGGGAATAATTGGAATTGGAATTAGATGACATTTATATAGTCTGAGATTTTTACCTTAGTAAACCATTTAAAAAGAAAAAATTAAGTTAAATAAATGGAGGAGATACGCAAGTACCATAACGAGTCTAAGCGTCTCCTCATCCAATCGGCTACCCGCGAAGGCGACAGTATTTTGGATGTAGGATGTGGATTCGGTGGTGATCTCCAAAAGT